GGTTCTAAAACAACTGAAAAATTATTCGCTACAATTAAAGAACGTAACATGGAAAAATTAAATGAGTTAAAACCTACAGGTGAAGTATCTGTAGCCCTTGGTCGTAATAAACTACGAGGTAAACACTGATGCCTAAAAATGCAGTTCTAGCCAATCTAACTATACATAAATATAGTAATGAAATTAATGATCGTTCTATTGCCGCTACTGTAGCAAGAGAAAACCATGCTAAAGTAAGCGAAGATAGATATATCAAAAAACGTATACCTAAGATCCATATGAGAAAGATTACTACAATTATTAGCCAAGTAATCACTACACATAGAACCTGGACTTCACCTTGGTTTGATGGTGGTATTAGAATCTTACCTGCTAAATTATCTCTGAAATACCTTGCTAAAATGAAAGAACTTAGAAAGGCTCTAGAAGTTGAAGTTGAACGAGTTGCTAATACACTTCGTGCTATTGATGCTGAAAATCAAAGAACTAGAGGCAATCTATATAATCCAAACGAAATACCTTCTAGAGATGTGTTCTGTAGGGCGTTTAATATTGATACTACCATACTACCATTTTCAACTGCTGATGATTTTAGAGTAGATATCATTACAGATCAAATGAAGAAACAGTATGAAGATGTTATGACTGTAAAACTCAGTATGAATACTCCACATGTTCTTGATCTATTCAATGATCCTCTTAATCGTCTATCTAGTACAACTAGGTACTACCAATCAACTATGGATAAACTACAATTCGCTGTAGATATAGCCCCTGATATGATACTAGATGATAAAATGCTTGATAAAGTAAAAGACCTTTGTAATACAGTAGAGGATAATGTCCTATGCTTTGCTATAGAAGATATACGTAAAGATCAAAACATAGAAGAGAAATTTCTAGAAGGTATATCAATGTCTCAAAAATGCTTAGGGAGCTTATATGCATGAATCCAGAACTTAAGATAGAACGTGCTAGACAGGAAATTGTATTAAACCAACCATTTTATGGTAGTTTACTACTCTTACTAGAACCGCGTGTAGTTACTCCCGATGAAGTTCCTGGGATAGCTGACTTCGCTACTGATGGTGTAAATCTATTATACTATCCCGCTGGTGTAGATAAGTTAACAGAGGACGAAGTAGTAGGTACATTATGTCATGAAACTCTACACTGTGCTCTCGGTCATATGTATAGATTACGACTTAAGAATCATAGAATATGGAACTTTGCTTGTGATTACATAGTTAATGAGATCGTATTAGATTCTAAATTAACTATGCCCTCAGATAGTTTGTTTGATAAACGGTATAAAGATATGTCTGCGGAGCAAGTATATGCTTTATTACAAAAAGAAGGTACAGATGATCCTAAATATGCTAACATATCTACTGACTTATTAGCACCACCTGTAGGTATGTCAGAAGAACAGTTACAAGTTCAATCAGAAAATTGGAAAGGTGCTGCATTACAAGCTGCTATATATGCTAAGTCACATGGTACTTTACCTGGCAGCTTAGAGAACATGCTTAAAGAGCTTGTTAAAGCTCGGTTCCCTTGGGAGCATATCTTAGCAGATTTCCTCATTCAACGCCGCCCCTCACGCCACGATTGGTCGCGTCCTAGCAGAAGGAGCCAAGGGATAGGGCTTTATCTGCCTAACAGATACTATGAGCCTACAGGCGATATCGTGCTCTGTCACGATACCTCTGCCTCGGTCGATGATGATTGGATAACTAAATTCTACAGTGAAACAGCAGGATTAATTCAACAAATCCAACCAGATAAGTGTATAATAATCCAGTGCGACACCTACATTCGCCAAGTGGATGAGTACACAGCAGATACCTTTCCAACAGATCCCACAGAAATACTTGTTAAAGGTCGTGGTGGAACAAGTTTTGAACCACCATTTAAATACCTAGACGAGAACGATATAATACCAAGTGCTCTTGTATACTTTACCGATGGTGAATGTTCATATCCAAAGAAGGAACCAGATTTTCCAGTTCTTTGGGCTTTAACTTATGAACAAGAACAACCACCTTTCGGAGAGTACTTATGCCTCAATCCTCAATAACTAGCTGGTCTTTCTCTACTTGGAAAGAATTTCAAAAATGTAAACATAGAACATATCATGAGAAAGTACTAAGATCACCTAGACCACCTATAGCAAGTACAGAGGATAGAGAACATCCTTTACTAAGAGGTACTAGAGTACATGATGCTGCGGAGGCTTATGTAACCGAAGATGTAGAGTTAATAAAAGAACTACTTAAATTCTCCGAAGAACTAGAACACCTACGTATGTTATATCAACATGATATGATAGAAGTTGAAGGAGAATGGGCATTTACCGCTTCCTGGGGTGTAACTAACTGGTCTAGTAACGATGCTTGGATACGAGCTAAATTAGATGTTTTAGTTACATATAATATAACTCATGCTATAGTAATTGATTATAAAACTGGTAAATTATATGGCAATGAAGTAACACATAATCTACAAGGTCAAATATATGCAATCATGGCCTTTTTACGTAATCCTAAATTAGAATATGTAATAGTAGAATTTTGGTATACTGATATAAATGAAATTACTTCTAAAACTTATACCAAAGATCAAGCACTTAAATTCTTAGCTACTTGGACTCAACGTGGCAACGCTATAACTAATGAGATTGAGTTCCTAGCTAATCCTTCTAACATAGCATGTAAATGGTGCCCCTTTGGAAAACACGTTGGAACAAGCATATGCGAATATAAGATATAGTATAGCATGTCCTAATGAAAGAGACTGCAATAATAAAGGTGCATATGCTGAACATATACCAAGAGATGTTATTGATGATGATACAGGAGAATATATATCAAGAGACTATGATATAGATTATAGTCAATGTCAATTCTGTTATGAAAATAAATCCAGTATATTTAATGGAGGAACTGTGGGTGAGTTTGACGGTACAGGTATAATAGAGAATTTAAAACAAGGTGACATGAGTAGTTTTAAATTACGATTAAATCACGAAGAAGTAGAATCATATAATGATATTAAAAAAATGCATGGTAAACGTATAGCTGTATTTGAACAAACTGAAACAATTGGAAAACCAGGAGATAAAACACTAATATATAAATTTCATAGACAAGGAAGATGCATAGGAAAATATATATTTAATATTAAAGGTGAAAGACATACTATTAATCTAGATACTTTTATACATATTTATTACCCAGTAGTTATATTAACTACTAATGCTGATTTACAAATAACTTTAAATCTAAGGTTTAGTTAATGATAATACCATCAAGATATGATAACCAAGAAGAAAGCATTATATCTTTCCTAGCTATTAATAGAGGTTTAGACTATTCTGACCCTGGCACTGGAAAATCAAGAGTTCAATTAGATATATTTGAACGAAGGTATAGAGAAGGAGCTATGTTAATAATAGCTCCTAAATCCATACTAGACTTAGTGTGGGAAAATGAAATACGAAAATTCACACCCACTATGAGAAGCTCAATAGCTTGGGCAAAAAATAGAATACTTGCGTTTAAAATACCCGCCGATATATTTATAACCAATACAGATGCAGCAGTTTGGTTAGCAAAACAAAAATCCACTTTCTTTGATCGTTTCAGCACACTAGTTGTTGATGAAATATCAATGTTTAAAAACCCTCAAAGTCAACGATCTAAAGCACTTGCTAAAATTTCCCCCTTCTTTAAATATTTCTATGGTCTATCTGGAACACCTGACGCTAATCATATATTAGATATATGGCATCAAGTATATGTTACTGATTTTGGAAAACGTTTAGGTAAATCATATTATGCATTTAGAGCTACCACTTGTGTTAGTAAACAAGTGGGGCCTGAACCTAGAATGGTTAAATACGAAGCTATAGAAGGGATAGAAGAGTCTGTAGCCTCATTAATTTCTGATATAACTGTAAGACATAAATTTGAAGACTGTCAAGATATACCAGCTAACTTTGTAACTGAATACGATATTGAGTTATCACCTAAGTTACGTAAAGCATATGATCAAATGAAAAAGACAGCTATACTAGAAATACAAAAAGGTGTACAATATGTAACCGCCGTAAATGCAGCAGCCTTAATGACTAAACTAATGCAACTAGCTTCTGGAGTTGTATATGATGAAGCACGAAACTCAGTTCATGTAGATAATACACGAATAGATTTACTATGTGATTTAATAGAACAACGTGCTCATTCTATTGTATTCTTTCAATGGAAACATCAGAGAGATGCTATAATACTATCACTTAAGAAACGTAAAATAACATATGGATTAATAGATGGTTCTATAACACCTAAAACCTTGAAACAAAATGTAGACAAATTTCAAAAGGGTATGTATAGAATAATACTAGCACAACCACAAGCAGCAGCACATGGGTTAACTTTAATCAAAGGTACATCTACTATATGGACTGGACCTACCTGGAACTTAGAACATTACCTACAAGGTAATAGAAGAATTTATAGAGCTGGTCAAACTAAACGTACAGAAACAGTCATGATCAAAGCAAAAGATACTGTTGACATGGCTGTATATCAAAAACTTATGACCAAAGATAAGAAACAAATGAATCTACTTAACATGCTAAAGGATTTACAATAATGGCACGAGGTGACATAGACATTTTTGATAAGTTCTGTAAAGACCTTATAAATAAAGATGCTAAGATAGATTTTCTAGGCGGTACTGTTTATGACGATAAAACTGGTGAATTAATAGCGAGCTTTGATATGGGAAAACCAATTAAATTAGAACAACCTGATAAATCATATGAAAATGGACCTTGGATAGATCATATAAGACCAAAAACCGGCGCAAATGGCTTTGAGAAATGTTACGTATGTCCTTGTTGTATGACTATTGGCGATGTATGTTTTAATGGTGATATTTGTAAATTTTGTGGTGATAAAGATAAACGCCGTACCGTAGCTAAATGGGTATGGGATATTTGGTTAATTAAAGGACATTGGGAGCCAACTAATGCATAACCCATTAAAGTTAGACTATCTAGTAACACTAGATTGGGAAACATACCATGACTCTTCTTATTCACTTAGAAATTTAACTTATATTGAATATATAAGAAGTCCACTTTTTAAAGCTCATGGAGTGAGTATACAAATTAATGATAGTAAACCTATATGGTACTCAACTAAGTTAACCATAGAAAAAGCATTATTTGATATACCGTGGAATAAAGCGGGTTTAATAGGTCATAACCTACACTTTGATGGTTCTGTATTAGCCTTTAGATATGATATAATACCTAAAACATACATAGATACCATATCTATGGCTCGTGGTGCATTACCAACAATTAAAAGCTATGCATTGAAATACTTAGCTGACTACCTTAATCTAGGTATTAAAGACTCAACTGCATTAGTAGAAATTAAAGGGGTACGTGATCCTACTAAAGAGAACCTTAAAAAGTTAGGCATATATTGTTGTGATGATGTAACACTAGCTTGGAAATTATATAATACACTTGCTAAATATATACCAATTAATGAATATAAATTAATGGATATAACAACTAAGATGCAAACTGAACCCAAACTAATGTTAGATAAACCTGCCCTAGTAACACTCGTAGAAAGTAAATTACAAGAAAGAGAAGACGTATTATCAGATGCAGAAGTAACTATATCAGAAGTAAGAAGTTCAGCAAAACTTGGAGAAAAGTTTAGGGGATTAGGTATAGAACCCCCAACTAAAACAAGTCCTGCAACAGGTAAACAAACCTATGCTTTTGCTAAGACTGACTTAGGTATGCAAAAATTATTGAATGACCCTAATATAAAAGTCGCTAAATTAGCAAAAGCAAGACTAACCTGTATGTCAAGTTTAGATATTAAACGAGCTGAACGGTTTATATCTATACATGATTGTAATAATGGTGTAGTACCTGTACCACTTAACTATTATGGTGCTCACACAGGTAGATGGTCTGGTGGAGATAAAATCAATTTCCAAAACCTATCTAAGAAATCAGGTTTAAGACATTGTATAATAGCACCCCCAGGCTATTTAATATTAGCAGCAGATCAATCACAAATTGAAGCTAGAATTACAGCTTGGCTTGCAGATCATATAAGACTACTACGTGACTTTAAACTTAAAGATGAAGGTATTAGCCCATATGATGTTTATGAAATTATGTCTTCTCATATATATCCTGGTACACCTATTGATCAAATAGATGAAGACCAAAGATTCATTGGTAAGATGTGTATACTAGGATTAGGATATGGAATGGGACATGTAACTTTACACACTCAATTAAATCAAATCTTAGGAGCTGGTTCAGTAAAAGAATTTGAAGCTAAACAATGGGTAGATATTTACAGAGATCTAAATAAACCAATAGTAGATCTTTGGGATGATATGTCAGAAGTACTACTTAACATGGTACATGGGAGAGATGGTACACTTAAAGTAATAGCTTATGATCAAAGCTCTGTTCATCTACCTAATGGAATGTTTTTACAATACCCATTTTTAACACAAGTTCCTAATAAATGGGGTGGAATAGGATATGAATATACATACAAAGACAAACCACAAAATATATATGGTGGTAGATTAACTGAAAATATAGTACAAGCATTAGCAAGAATAAAAATAGCAGAAGATATGATAAAGATTAGTAACCACTATCAGATATCAACAATGTCACATGATGAAATAATATGTGTAATAAGAAAATCAGAAATAGATGAAGCTAAAGAAATCATAACAGAGGTTATGAGTACACCCCCAGAATGGGGTTTAGATATACCTCTAGCATTGGAGATAAAGATAGATGATAAATACATCAAATGAAATATCGCTAAGTGAATTACCATTAGGTGCAAAGATTGACCTACTACTTGAAACTAGATCAAAAAGATTAGAAAAAGCAAAGGAGGTTCAGAATCTTAAGACAAATGAGACAGAAATAACAAAAGATATTATGAGTTCTCTACAAGAGTTGGGTATGACAAGTGGCAAAGGTAAAGAAGCCACCTTTTCATACTCAGAACATACAGTACCGAAACTCGTTGACTTTAAAGCAATTAAAGAGTATATTATGGAGACAGGAAACCTTCAATTATTCGAAAAAAGAATATCAGCTCCAGCCTATAGGGAGCTTTTTGGATTGGAAGGTAACATACCTGGCATAGAACCTTATACCTTTGATAAACCAAGTATTACAAGGAGCAAAAAGTAATGGCTAAAGATCTAATGAATCCCGCCGAACTTCTCAAGCAACAACTAGCAGAGACTAACGAGCGTATCAATACGGGTGATTCCATTCGTATTCAATCAGACGGTAAAGAATATACTACACCAGACGGAGCCAAAGGCCAAGAGTTAGACGTAGTGATTATAGACTTCGCTATGTATAACGCTTACTATGATCGTCCATATGTAGCTAATGATCCTAAACCGGCTGCTTGTGTAGCAATTGCACAACGTAAGTCAGACCTATTACCTATTGAAGAATCCCCCGTACCACAAAATGACGACTGTAAATCATGTCCTCAGAATCAGTGGAAATCAGCAGGTGGTGGAAGCAAAGGTAAAGCATGTAAGAATACTCGACTATTAGCAGTAGTACCTGTAGCTGATATAGCTGAAGCTGATATTTGGTTATTCTCTGTACCACCTAGTTCTACCAGTAAGTATGATGACTATGTACAAGACTTAGCTACAGAAGAAAGCTTATCACCCCTGTTTGTTCACACTACTATCAAACAGGACAAGAAGCTAACTTATTCAGCACCTAGATTCGAATCTCAACAAGCATTAGGTAAAGATGATGTAGCTAAAGCTATTGGCAGGATGCAGGAAGCAAAGAACCTGATTATGGCTAAACCTGATTTATCAGAATATAAAGCACCATAATGGGTAAAGAAAGAGATAAGAGTCACGTATTAACTATACAACCTAGTAACACAAGTAAAGATAATATTTCAACAGATGTTGCTATTGAAGCATTAGTTGAACAACGATCTAGACTAAGAGTGTTACTAGCTCAAATTGATGGTGACTTAGTATCTCTAGGATATATAGAAAATGAGTAAACCTGAAACTCAGTTTATAAAGTCTGTTCATTATCATCTACCAGTTCCCACGATATTACACAGGGAAAAGATGCATAATATTTATAGATCGGGTACGTTTGATTGTTGGTACTCAGGTAATTTAGATGATTTGTGGGTTGAATATAAATTTAATCCTAACTTTCCTATTCAAGATAGATTCATTCTACCTACCTTATCGGATAATCAGAAACGATGGGGTGCGAATCGTTATAAAGAAGGTAGAAATATTATCGTTATAGTTGGATATCCTCAAGGGGGTGTGATATACTATAATCCAGAAGAATGGGAACATAAAGGAATAGATATATCTGAAATTACTAATCGTCTAATGTCAAGAAAAGAACTAGCTACTTATATAACAGGACGAACTTTACAATGACTTTTAGTTCTAATCTTTATAAATATATGCGGTTAGCAACCGCAACACATCAGCTTTTAGTGGCCGGAGCTACATTGTTTTTCACAGTACGTATGGTCATTGAGTGGGATAAACCTTCCCAAATACGTACCTTTCCAAAGCGTAAAAGGAGCTAAGTAAAATGGCTAAGAACGAAGCAGCTACACCCGCTACACCAGCAGTACCGGCAAATGCATCAAACCGCCCTGGTACTATGGCACTTAATATCTCAGATGAGGATTACAACGCATTACCCCAAGAACTTCGGGATCAGATCAGCAAGTCACCAGCCCCCAAAGATTCTATTGGGTATTACTTTGATCGCATGGTAAATGGATTGAAGGACAAAGAGGAAGAAACTGACCGACAGTTTAACGTCAAAGATGTTCTCTTGTGGTGCTTTCAGCAATCTGATAATAAGGTGTTCAAGATTCAATCTGTAAGAACTGTCCTTAAGAAGAGGTTACTAGAAGGACAGATCGTTGAAGCCACTGGAACTAGTGGCAGAGACAAGGTATATCAAGTAGTAGTTTGACGGTAGCAGTTAACCCCTATAGCCACAATTGGCTATAGGGGTTTTTCTTTTGTTCCGACATACTGTATAATATGGTACATGAGTCTAGGAACATATCAACGAAGACACCCACCTATGATAGCTAAGTTAATCGTATGGGCTTATGACCACGGTTACGAACTTACATGGGGAGATGCTTTTAGAGACCCCCGTGTACATGGTGGATTAGGCGAGAAGGTTGCTTATGGGCATAAGAATAGTGCTCATAAGAACCGTTTAGCTATAGACTTTAATTTATTTAAAGACGGTGAATATTTAACCAGCACCGAAGACCATAGACCACTAGGAGAGTTTTGGGAATCTATAGGTGGAACATGGGGGGGCCATTTTGCAGACGGTAATCACTATAGTATGGAATACAATGGTGTTAAATGACTGCCTTTGGTGTATGGATAGAACGGCTATTTAATGAGCATAAACTTGTACGTAGAACATTAGTAGCCTGGGCTGTATACGAAATACATCGTATAATCAGCCATATGATAAAGATCATAACTGAAGTAACAACCCCCGTTGCATCAGTAATAGGAGCCATTATAGGAATACTATCAACTGTGTTAGTATTCTACATTAAGTCGCGGGAGTTAGATAAAAATGGCTCTAACAGCACTAGTTCTTAAAGCTGGTCTAAAAACAGCAGGTGGTTTCCTATTTGCTAAATGGAAGATGATAGCAATAGGATTGCTTGTAACTGTTATATTTAGTGGTGTTCTTAAAGTATATGGAGTATTCAAAGATCGTGATGCTCTGTTAGAAGAACGAGAAGGTAAGATTACCAGACTCGTAAAGGAAAACACCGAGGCAGAAATAGCTAAACAAACTGCTGAAGAAACCATACGTAAAATGGTTGATGATAACATTCGTATAGATAAGATATACGATGAGATCGTAGACCTTCAAACTCAAATTGGTATCAAATTCGAAGAACAAACTAAGATCTTCGAAGATCATGATTTCACCAAACTATCTAATGCAAAACCTGGCTTAATAATCAAACCTATCAATGCTAAAACTAAGGAGCGTCTTAATGAACTTGAAGACTCTTTTAATCAGTAGTTTGTGCGTAGGGTTAGTTGGTTGTGCTTCTACTAGAGAGCCAGTTCCTTTACCCCCTAAGCCTCTATTGGTAACAAAGTATATATACCCCGACTGTGACACTCCACCTAAACGAACCCATATAAAACTTAGAAATTTATATTGGGATTGGATGAAAGATGTAGATGGAGATACAGTGTATTTTTTAACCCCTAAAGGTTATGAAGATGCTTCTTATAATACTTCGCTAACAATATTGGGAGTTGATGAGTTAAAAGCAGAAATAGCCTACTATCTTAAATGTATAGAGGCTCCTAAAGATGAATGATAATACAGATCGTAGAGTTGATAAACTGGAAGGAGATTTAACAACTTTAACAGACAGAGTAATTAGTTTAAGTGATTTAGCAGTTCAAACTAATACGAATGTTGAAACACTCATTAACCAAATGGATGGTGTGTTTAAAAGAACACAACCTAAACCAACTAATTGGAGTGTTGTAATAGCTGGACTCTCTTTAATGGCATTGGTAGGTACTTTAACTTTATCACCTGTATATAAAGAAATACAAGAACAAAAAGATTTTAATATAATTACAATGCGTCATTTAGAAAGTGATGCTAAACAAATGGGTAGAACAGAAGCTAATTTAGAATGGTTAAAAAGAATGGAAGATCGAAGCTTTAGAACTAACCATATGATTAAGGATAAAGATTAATGGCTGTATGTATACCTTGTGCAATTAAAAACAATACAACAGGAACTATACCTAGAGATAAACCAAATCATCATATAATAGGTTGGATTGGTAGATGCTATAAATGTAACAAAGAAACAATGGTATATAGCAACCAAGAAATGGGGGTTAACCCACAACTTAAGAAAAGAAGCACTTAAACTATAAAACTTTGCTTTTGTGCTTGAAATAGAGAGGGCTACTGCTCTGCTAGTATACGTAGATTCAAATTTTACCCTGTCCTGACAAGGTGTTATTATGAAAAATTACTGGAAGGAACTACCGATCTACGGCAAGTGGTTAGCTGGTGTTGTAGCTGGTCTAGGAGCCGCAGGAACCATTATTACAGGGGTCGTGATAGGCATTGGCTGGTTCCATACTCAAGCAGAGGCAGACGAACTAGAGCAGCGGGTGTATCAGTTCATGGCAGATGAAAAGAAAGCCGACCGTATGCAGCGTAACCGTAAAGATTTAGCTAAGTTACAACGTGATCTGATAGGACAAAGATATACTACCCAGGGAGAAAAGTCTTTTATAGAAGGTGAGATAAGACGTTTACAAGCTGTTTTACTTTGTGACGAAGCGGGGATATGTCCTTGATACATAAATCAACGAATAGTGTTAAGAAGATTATAAAGAACGTAAGAGAGTGCAAAGGTTGTAACAAACGTAGAGTCGCACTTAAAAGATTGCTACGTAAACAATCACCTAGAGGAATAGGTGTTAACTAGCTCAAAATATTAGAGCATAACTTAGGAGAAATACATGAGTACTCAAACCATTTTAGATAGTTTATATGCAAAAATGGGTAGATTTGCACCAGGGCAAAGAACCGCTATGCGACAACTAGTTACAGATCTATATGCTACAAAGACTATTGTAGATGCGGATACTGTAACACTTGCTGCTATTGCTGGCGATGCAGCACCGGACGCAGTTGTACCGACTGTAGGTGGTGGTACTACTGGTCTAATCCCCGCTAATGCACAATTTATTGATGTAACTTCTGCTGACGCAACACATCAAATTAGTCTACCTGCTGCTACTATAGGTAAGACAATTAGGGGGTTCGTTGGTACTAACGGTTGTGAGGTTATTTCAGTTGTAGCTGCTGATAAGATCAATAATGTCGTTGTTGGAGCAACAAATGAAGCCGCACTTCCAGCATCTACATTCTTTGTATTTACATATACTATTGCCAATAACTGGATTTTAACTACTTATAGTCTGTTAGGCGAAGTTAATGTTGATGGTACTACACCAGTAGTTCCTGATATACTATAATATAGACCTTAGCCCCCTTAATTGGGGGCTTTTTTTATAAGTCTACATTTCAAACTTTCATTTACCCATCTTTCAGCATAGTCCTCAGTACCCTTTTTTGGAGTACCTAGTAAAGTATACCCTGTAAAACTAATGCCACAAAGGGGATACCCATAAGGATATGCTTTAGCATCATCTTTAAGATATTCATTCAATACGGCAGCTTCCGTAGAGTTCCTTACTATAATGGCATGTTGATACATTATCTTCTCGGACCTACACTTGGTGCTTTACCACCACGTTCAGCGTTCTTCTTTGCCCACTTTGCACTATGCTTCATTCTACGTATAATCTTAGGTGCGAGTTCTTGAGCAAACTCTTCTAGCCAATCTGGATCAGTAGGCCGACCAAAGTGACCGCGTGATAACGTCCTATGATTAGGGACAACATCGCCGTTTACTTCTGGATTACGTACCCACAAAGACCCACCATCTTCACCTTTTAAGAAGTGCATATCGTTAGTCTTTGTCCAGCTTAATTCACCAGTTTCCTTATTCATATAAGGTTCGTTCATATCACGAAACTGTGAAATCATGACACCACCACCACTAACAATTGCCGTAGCAAAATCACGACCCATGTTAGCCCACAATTGGCGTAACACCCCTGGACCATATTCACGACCAGGAATAATGAAGCAGTAATGTTGAGCAGTATTCAATGCTACTCGTTGTTCATACTCATTACCGGCTTCCATTTTACGTCTATGTGCTTCCACATCTTCGATCATTACACCACCTTTATCATTGTGGTCGCTAAACCCATTATCGTCATACTCAATAGCAGGTGGATCATTTACTGCATCGCCAAGCATGTCACTGACTACTGTTGTACCTACTAATACTGTACCGGAGACAATCTCCAAAGCAATTAGTTCATCTAGTGCATCAATAAGCTGATCTTTTGTAAAGTTTTCAAACATATCTTTCTCCTGTTGTTAAAACAAATTATACTTCCTTTGTATCTTTCCTAAATATATTCAGCCACACCCATCGTTTTTCTATGAGGTAACTTATACATACTAAAAAAACTAATATTTCTGTAAAAATGCTCATATATAGCTCCTTAATCTATCCAAGTTTTAGTTAACGCAAATCCAGGGGTTAGTCTAAACAAACCTTTACTTAACCCCGAATCAATAAAGGTGTCTGCCGAATCAAATGTAGGGCCTAATAACGAAGTTCCAGGGTACTCATCAAACCTAGTATCCTGTAGTATGTCAAATCCAAAAGTTCCTATACCAAACATTGAGCTTCTTTGTACAGCTCTTAATACAGTCTGACTAAACGATAATTGTTCATAGAAAGCACTAGGGGCAATTATATTTTTAGCGAAGTCAGAAGCTAACATAACAGGTATCATACCTATAAAAGGTATAAGGGTTGCATTTCTAAAGCCATTTTCTGCAACGCTTTTAGCAACTCTTTTATAGAATACATTATGGAAGGTAAAAGTAAATTGTTTTAAATGCCACATTAGCAAGAATCGTGGGTCTGAACCCCAGGCCGGTCTATGTGCAGAAGAAGGACGTAGTACAGTTGAATCTACAAACTTAAATATAGCTTCCTGTACTTTCCTATTATTCTCAATATCAAGTAGTCCATCTGGAGTAAAGCTTAAGTCACTCTTTTTAAGACCAATATCATTAAGCTTTTTAGCATTGTCGCTATGATCCGTTAAGTACGATATAGCCGATCGCATAGCACTTACTCGCATACCTTTAGTCCACCCCTCTAGTCCATTGAGTAAGAAGAACTTTTGGTTAATCTTTCGGAGGAAGGGGCTATCAATTAGCTCATTATAAGTATCTCCAATACGATCATACAACATTTGGCCGTCATTAATACCTAATATTTCGGCCATATTAAAATCAGGATCATTGGAAGGATTAGTTATTCCTATAATACCTGTTTTAAATGCCCTCCATGCATCTGACATTTTACCTGTACGTAAAGGTATACCCATAACATCAACAACAGAAGCAAAGAGAGCAAGGGGCAGAATGGCTAGGTTTTGCACAGTAAGGATACCACCTTGTATCTTGCGTAGTTGAGGACTCATATTATATGATAACGTACCTAGCAAAGCTGGTATAGTACGTGATCTTATAAACTCAACTTGTTCCCTACTAAGCCCTTTAACTTTAGCAATTTCTAGAGCTTGATCTATCTTAATACCGTTATGACCAAGGTGTCTAGTCATTTCAGCTCTATGAGTTGCTTGTCTTATAAAAGCATAAAAAACCTGCAATGGATCAGAGTTCTCATACTGACTTAATTCAGAGCGATTAGCCGGTGTAATTGTATCGAGTAATCCACTATATAGTTCTTCACCTTTAGGGGGTCTACCTAGATCAAATTTAGTATCGCTGAAATCTATAGAACCATCATTCCAAAGTACAGCCGCTAATACCTCTTCAGCTTGTTCATCAGATAACCCTACTTTTCTGAGCTTATTTACAAAGCCTGTTCTATCCTTAGTTACAACACCTACGTTAAATACAAGGGGAGGTCTACGATTACGTTTAGTAATAGATACCGTTTCTCGTTTACCATTTAGAACCTGCACTTTAGCTTCTTCTAGATAGTTATAAATCTTAGTGTTTAAATCACGTATAGCTCTACCAGCTTTAGTAGTAACTTTACCATCCCTTAATTCTTGAAACCCTGCTTCTAGTTCATTATTAGTATACTTATCTGCAATCTGAGATAGTGCTGTATTAAACTGGCCTTGCATCATTCTTCTAGAAGGCAGAAAACCTATAGTGCTTTTTCTATCATTAGTCTCTTGGACTTGTATAGCATCTGCCAGAGCTTGCAATTCAGGTACTCTAGTTTCCCTAAGTACGTCAGTGGAACCTTTAATAACTTTCTTGCCTAAAGTAGTAAGCTCATTACTAACAGCTCTTAGAGCGTTATCAAATGTACGGGTTTCTATTCTGTATACAGTACGTACATCGCTAATGGTCTTAAGATCACCAGTTTGGAAGGCAGTCATTATATGCTCACCAAATTGATGTGAGAGAGTAATACCTATTATATTAAGAAAGCTAGTTACAATCTTCCTAAACCAGTTTAAAGCTGTATCAGAGACTTGTAGATCACCGTTAGCCCTCATTTGATAAGCAACAGCTATAGCATAATCTGGATCAGTTTCTAATAAGGTTTGTTGCTCTTTCGTGAGCTTATACTTATCAGTTGTCATAAGCTCTCTCATCTTAACGAGAACACGACGATTACCGTGTATAGTTCTATGTAAGTCACGCCTTGCTCTCTGTGACTCATCACTAAAATCGAGGTTCTTTATATAAGCGAAAAATGTATCTCTAGCTTCTAAAGAACCAAAATCACTAAGACCTGTTATAGCAGCTTCTAATTCTTGTTGGTTTCTAGCTAATACTTCTTTAAGGTCTTTTAATATATTCTTAATTTCTTCTTTACTAGGTGCATCAGCTAGTTTGTCATTAGCTTCTTTTACTACATCATTACCACCCCAAGTTCTAGCGCGTTGCGCAGCTTGCTGACCATCTAACGAATCACCTGGGTTCTCTATTAGGTCTTCTATTCTACCTTGTTCATCGTTATAGTCTGCTACAGCCCTTTCATACTGACCCTGCTTACGAGCTAAGAGGCGAACATTAGTAGGGGAGAACATACGAGGGTCAGACTTCCATCTAGCATATCCCTGTGTGTCCATAAACTCCGCAAACTCCGCAAGAGGTATTTTAGAGTCGGAAGATAAGTATATATCAGCACTATTTTTAAGTAGGTTGTTAAAATAACTTGTTCTGTTTACACTACCACCTGTAATATTAGCTATATCACCTATCATCAAATAAGCTATATCACTAGCTTCTATGTCTTTCAGAAGCACACCAACAGATAATAGAGGTGAGGCTTTACCACGCTTCTGGAATTTACCTTTAGCGTCTTTAGGAGGTACTTTATTACTATCAGTTAAAAAGACCCTGAAATTCTTACGTACATTCTGCTCTGAAAGATTACCTTTACCAAGAGGGAACTTAGCATCAAGAAGTTGCTTAAGTTTTGTAATACCTGGAGGTATACGTTTTTCACTGAGGGGTCTAACCTTATCTCTAATAGTATCTTGCTTGGTAGGTTTAGCAGGTTTAGTAATCCTGTCTATAGTCTTCTGTTCTTTCTTACCAGGTTCACGATCTCTACCCTGGGTATCTACCCTAGCAGGATCAAAAGTAGTTTCTTGCTCTATAGGTTGTTCTTGTTGTTCTTTTGCAGAGAACTTAAACCCACCTTCGGGGGAGTCATCTAAAGCAGTCTCTAATTTCTCATCAGCAGCAGCTTTCGCATCAACAAGTTTATCCCTTATACCCTGTAGAGCCTTTTTCTTACGGAATAGTTTAGAAGAGAATGACCTAGCTTCTCCTACTGTATCAAACTTAGTTCTGTCAGACGTATGAAATTCAAATACTTCCTTCTTAAGACTTGTTTTATTAAATTTGCCAGCAACTCTATTCTTAATAGTTGTTGTATCGGCATTATACCCTCTTATTCTACGATCTAAACCTTCTATAGTTTCATCTAGTTGATCCAGAAATTCTATAGCACTTGTAACAGAACCTTTAGGAGCTGATTTATCAGATAATTCTTTAGCAGATTTACTATTAAGTACATCTAACTCTGATTGCAACTTAGTAACTTGCTTACGCGCTTTGTCTCTACCAGCTAAACCTTGTCTATCTGTTTCTGCATCTAGTTTACGCTGCTTCTTTGTGGCGGCTTTCTTTTTAGTAGGTTTAAATTTAAACTCTTCAGACTGTTTAATAACTTTAAGTCTATCGCGTAAAGATTGGCGTTCTTCTCTAATCTCTTCTGGAGTAGTTCGTGTATCAGAACTCCTACGAACTACCGCAAGTATATTATCAACAGCTCTTACATTACCTTTACCTTGTAAACCTTTTTTAATACCCCCAGGTATATTATCAGTCAGTCTCTCAAAAGCTTCTAATACAAATTGAGATACTTTACTTAGGTTATCACCTTGTAACCTACCTGTCTTATCAAAACTTTTAAACTCTTCTAAAGCTTGAACCTTAGCATCTTCATTGAATTGAGCAGGTAATATATCCTCTGGCTTCTTTTTGCCAACTTCCTTACGAAAATTAAGCTCCCTTGTTACAGCAGGGTCAGCAGCTTTCTGGAAGGCTGCATTAATAGGAACATCTGGAATACCAAGTTTAGGATCGCCAACTTCCTTACCTGAACTATCTCTATTCCTAACTTCAAAAGGGATTATTGGACCAACTACTTGCCCTTTTTTATTAATACTTTTAGGGTCGAGAAAGCCAACAACACCTGTACTACTGAATAGAGCACTAATACCCTCTTGAAGTAACCTTCTACTATTAAGATCATCCCGCGTACTACTAGATACAAAAGCGTTAGTACCACTACGAGCTTTTGCCCCTATAGTTTGGACTATAGATTGAGCTACAAATCCATCTACTTGTTTTTTACCTTCTCTACCCGTATTAATAGCAGCAGGATGGATTTCAAATTCACCAGCTTCATTTTTAATAAGGGGGAATAGCCTTCCCGCCTCTGTAGCTTCACGAGTTTTTTGGCCAGATTGACGACGATTAAGCCTACTAAAATCTCTTAAGTCAGTTTCAGTAAGATTTAGATCTTCACTAGGTGATATAGATTTAACAGCCCCTTTAGAATAGTTATTCTTCAAGTGAGAAAGCACAGCTCTTGGGCCACCTTCATTTTCAGCTACGTCTAGAACATCGTCTAGTTGTTCAATGCGAGTAGCAAGGGAAGCACGTACTTCTTCTTGCGTAAAAGGAGTACCCTCTGTAGAGTCTATACCCTTCTCAGCTAATACTGCTTTGGGGTCTTGCCTATTTACATCAAATCTATCTTGCAAGTCTTCCCTTAACAGTTTAGCGTATTCTATAGGATCGAAGTTATTACGAGATATAAAATCTGTTATAGGTTCAATATCAGCCTGTGGGTTCTTGTCTAGTTCAGCTTGTAAAGTATCTACTTCCCAAGGAGCATTATTAAACGCTGGTCTAAAAATAGTAGAAGTTTCACTCTTAGAAGTGCGGGGAGCTTGATCTTCAATAGCAAATATATCAGTTACATCTTGAGCCTTAAGACCAACCTTAAGATTAGATGGATCACCTTGTTGACCAGGTTGTATAGTGTCTACGTCACTATTACCACCATCTATAACTAGATCACCCTCACGGAACTCTATATTGGACTCGCTTGTTTCGGGGGAATCAACTATATCTACAGAGCTACTATCTTGAGCATTAGCATCTACAAATACATCAAACATACTATCAATCGCTTCTAGAGCATCGTTTTGTTCGAAACCAGGGAATAGAACTCTAGCAGCAAATTCTCTATTAGTACTAAATTGTTCGTCTGTAATATTGGGATTGTCAATAGTTATAGCAAGTATGGCAGCGGCTTGTATTCTATTACGAAGTTCAACATCTTGTATTTTAGCAAGTTGCCTACCTTCCAAAGCTTGCGCTACATTAGTAATATTATTATCTTTAAGTCCTTGAGTAACATCAGGTAAGAAGGTCGAGAACACATCTACGTCATCACCACTAGTACCAAAGATAAATTCATTAGTTGCTATACGCTGGTTTTGTATATTTCTAGAACTTAAGCTCCCTCTCTCTTTATTCTTAGATCCAGAGAAAGCGTTGTCGATAATACCTTTGGCTCCACCTCTCTGTGAAACGATAGTACCCAATCCCTCCAGTGTTCTTCCTGCAACGTGTCCTTGTATGCCACCGGCAATACCTGCGAACAGTGCGTCAAGATAGTCGCTAGTGTCGGCTGAGTTTGTTCTGTTTGGATTTTGTAAGTCAAATAATATCTCCTCAAGAGCTAGTTGGGTTGTTTCCGTTATACCCTCACCGCCTATATTTCTAACGGCAGCTCCTCTGTTAACTTTAAGTAAATCATCAGGAGTAATACTTCTGTTAAGACTCCCACCAAGTTTTCTGCCAACCCCTGCACCTATAGCGGTTGGGATAATACTTTCAACAGCAAGAGAAATAGCAGTAGTTAAATTAGCTGATCTCTGACGTTGTTCTACTGGTTGTGCTGCAATAACAGGATCGGCTTGTTGTTGAGCAACAATACCGCCACGAACATCACCTTCTAATGCGGCAGCAGTTGTAACACCAGCACCTACAGCCTCAGCCCTACGTTGTAAAGTAGGGAGTTTACCTAGTAGGGGTTTTACTAATCTACCACCTACACCACCTAATGTACCAGCAGCTATAGATAGAAGTACAGATGGAGTAGCCTGTCCAAAATATGAAGCTATCAAGTTACCTGCATCACTTAAAGAACCATCTACATCTTTAAGAGAACTAATTGGAGGAGCAGCTTCCGCAGCTCTGCCAAACAATATATTAGCTTGACTTTCTAAGAAAGCTTGAGCCTGTAGATCACCACGTAATTCTGCCTTACGAGCACGAACCATGAAATCATTAGCATCACTATTTAGCCTTGTTGATTGTATAGAACGAGTAAAAGATTCAACGAGACTTAAAGACTCACGTTTAGGACGGGGTAAAGGTTGACCATCTGTTACAGGTCTTTCAGTAGGTGGTTCTACTATAGCAAGGTTATTACTAGGCTTAGGCGTAGCTGTACGTTCAAGATTAGGAGCATCCGTTTCTTGACGTATCTCTAATATATTAGGAGCCGTTGCTGGAAGCGGCGAATCCTCTGATCGTTCTAACTGAGCCATAAATTACTGCGTAGCTTGTCTAGTTAAATCAACAACACTTGATTCACTAAAACCTTGCCCCTGACCAAAGCCCATAAACTCACCTAACGTAAGAGTTCTACCACCCGTAATCTTTATGAAGTTAGTTCTTAACTCATTTCTAGAAAACTCACTACGAGCAGCTTCACCTAAGTTTGTAATAGTATCAACAAAACTTCTATTTCCAGTTACAGTTATACCAGGGACATTATTAGTAAGTACTTGTTGAGCCATTTGTTCAAAAGGTTGAGTGAATAGATTTGGGTCTACAGATAATTCAGCGTCTATAATCTCTTGTCTGAAATCTGCTACAAAGGCAGACCGCCGTCTAACTTGATTTTGAGCTTGCTTATTTAGTTGAGGAAAATTAAGAGGCCTTAGTTCATTAAAAGTATTAAAGAACTGTGACCTACTTGGATTAGGATTCCCTTCTGCATCATCAGGGAAACTTTCATCTAAAAATTGTATGGTATCTTGTCTAGCATCACCTGATAAATCACGTAGGAACTCTCTTTCATCTTGGTTTGCACCTATAACTGCGGTAGCAGCATCAAGTCGATTCCTTTCAGCAAAGGTTTCAGTACGAGCTAAGTTAGCATCTACAGCAGCAGCGGATATATCATTACGATCAGCTTCTAAGACCGGACCAGTGGTATCAAAATCTTCTGCTTTAAATGCATCTCTACCTTGCTGCAATATATTAGCAGCGGCAATAGTGTTTCGATTAAGCGCAGCACTAGCAGCACCCTGCTCATTTTTATTACCTCTTTTAAGTAAGTTTCTTAGATGCGGATTAGCTCTCTCTATACTAGCACGGGCGCGAGTAAGCAATCCTTTTTGATTACTTCTCGCATGTCTTTGTTGTCTCCTAAAGTCAGTTCTACGTGACCTAAGTTCCTTGCATATACTTTTAGTAAAAGAACTAGTACCAGGAAATTGACCTATATTGTCCTGAGAAGCCGAGGCTACAAAACCACCTTTAAGATTAGGAACAGCACTACCAGTACCAAGATCAACCTTCTCAAAACCTAAACCGCCTTCTTGGTTAAACTCTACTGTACCATCCGCCCCCACTTTTTTAAATATAGGAGTCGGACCCCTTTCAAGTTCAGGAGTGCCTACACCAGGTAATTCTATACCACCAGCACCGTCTGGTCTACCCTCTGATCTAGCAGTTTCATTTATACCCTGTGGGGTAGGTAATCCAGAAATACTCCTAGTACCATTAGGTAATAAAGCACCATTAGCATTACTTGAGCTAGTAGCATCAGGTATAGCATTACGTTTATCAAGTAAAGCCTGTTGTTCAGCACTAGGTAAAACATTATCAACATTTAGGTTATTTTCAGCAGCGAATTTATTAGCAGCACCAGAATTAAAGTTTGCTTTAAGAAATTCAAATCTTTCTAATAGAGCAGCTTGATCAACACCATCACCAACTTCAGCAACAGCGGCTTCACGTAAATTTGTTTCAGCAGGTATAGCAGATGGTGGTTTAACACCAAAGTCTAAAGCAAGGTTTTTATCTGCTTCTGTAAGTTGGTTAAAGTCGAATTGTTCGTTGCTAATTAATTCAGTTAGACGAGCTGCATCATCACGTACTTGTGTACGAGCAAGTCTTAAACTACGTTCAGAAGCATTAGGACCAGCTAACCTAGCAGTAGCCTTTTCAATACCGGCTTGCCTAGCAAGTGTAGCGTCTTCAAGAGATTGTGGTGCACCAAACGAAAAGTCATTAATCTCAAGACCACGTTTATCATCACCACTAAAGAAGTTCTGAAAAGCCGCTGCACCAGAACGTAGATTTTCATTTATGTTAAGTTCGGGTACAAACGGTAGAGATTCAAGACTTCTACTAAGCACATCAGGATCAGCACCTACTACACGAGGCGCAAGACCAGCAAACTCTTGGAAATTGAAATCTTGGTCTTGTGATTCAGTTTTATTAGTAAAGGCATCAATAGCACCAAATACACCCACTGCTGCACCACCCTTTTTAATCTTCCTTCCTTTAGGTTTATCAGTCTTTGTATCTGGGACACCAGTTGTAGTTTTACCACCCCCACCGCTACCACTAACATTAGTAGGTTTTGAAGGAGTACCTTTAGGAGCTGAACCAGAAGGAGTACTAGGTGCTGGTTTACCTGTAGTCCTTCCTTCGGCAGCTAACCTAGCATCTCTACTGGCTCTAAAACGTTCCCTAAAATTTTGAGGGGAACTAGCTGTATTAGCAGGTTTATTAGCCCTCTCTAAAGTAGCACGTTCATTAGCAAAGGTTTTTTTCTGTCTTTCAAGACTATCCTTAACCTGTTTATCAAACTTCTGCTTTTCATTAAGTACTTTCTTTTTTCTAGCCATGATTCACCTATTAAGTTGGGCAACCTACTACAATCTCTGAGTCAGAAGTCCAGCTACCACTTGAAGAGTTAGAAGTGCTACAGGCTGTAGAATCTGATTGACCTACAGATTCCGAGAATCCAATTGACTCACTACCATTAGCACTAACATTAGCACCACCATTAACCGTAGCACCAAGATGCATAGCTGCAAGAGAGCCTGCGGTTATAGTTGAAGCTATATCACCGGAAGCAGATAAAGCTCCTAGTGCTACTCTAGCCTGTTGAGTTAGAGCTTCTATCTGTGTTCTAAACTTAGAAACTTGTGCTTCAAAGAAAGCAATATTGGTTCGATTAGCTGCATCCCAAGCTGCAACCACAACTCTATTCTCGCTCTCTATGATACCACCATCAGCTATAAATTTCTGAGTATCGGCTGAGAACCCCGTAACATCAGCTTGAATACGTTTTAATTGAATATCTGCTCCAGCTATATTACCTTGCAACTCAGCAAGATAGGTTTGAATAACAGCTTCAATTTTACTTACTTCGCCGCGTAAAGCAGCTACTTCGGCAGTAACGCCAGAACTAAGACCTTCGATCTCTGCTGCATAGGCTCTTGCTTCACTCTCAATGATCGTTGCTTTAGCCGCTTCGCCTCTGACTTGTGCTTCAAAAGCGTCGAACTTAAGTTTCTCTGCTCCAATTTCTGCTGCATATGCTTCTACCTTTGATCTAAAGGCTTGTATCTCTACCGCATATATTTCTGCCCGTATACCTGTAGCACGAACTTGTGCTTCAAATATATCGACAAAGACTTTACGCGCTTCAATTTGAGCTACAAAAGCATCTATAAGAACTTTATTAGTTTCTGCCTTTACTCGTTCAGCATCTATTAGAGCTTTAAAAATATCAACTTCTGCTAAAGCTGCTCTTACCTGAGTTTCGAACACTGTTGCTCGTATTTCAACTTCACGCATACGAGCATTAAATACTGTTACTTGTAAGTTATATAGTTCTATTTGAGAGGTTAAATCAAGACGTTTAACTTCAAATAAACGTTCTACGGCAGCTAAATGAAGTCTAACAAATACTTCTTCCGCTGCTATACCTTGCTGAACAGCTAACCTCATATTAGCTAACTCTTCATCAAAGATCTTTATCATAACTTCACGACTAAGACCAAGCTTCTTTAAAAGACCCTCTTCCCTTATGTTATCAATTCGCTCCACCAAAACTCCAGGGGGAGAAGAGTAACCACGGGAGGCCATTTCTTCAACAGCTTGAGAGACAGCTTGTTTAATTAGTTTATCTTCTCTATCTCTTGATCTATCTACAATACCTTGTTCAACTGCGATATCAATTGCTAAACCACCTGCTAACATATCTCTTATTTTAGCAATTGATTCATTAATAATTACCTCAGTATAAACAGGTTCTTGCCAATCTATTAAAGTACCTATAATAGGATCATTAACAGTTGGAAACTGAGGATCAAATGTTGGTATAGTCACCCCTGCAAACTCTGGAGTAGTAATTTCAGCCAGTTGTGGTTCTAGTGGAAAAGTAATAGGTTCTAGAACGGGGAACACAAGCACAGGTGCGGCAGGGGGTAAACCTGGCGATGTTATCTCGTTCCTAATTGGAGCAGAAGGAATAGATAGTCCATCTATACTAGCTTGAAACGTAGGTATGTTAGGAGCTACAACAGTAGGTAAGTCACCAACCGTAGGAGGTGGAGGCACTACGAAGTCTTCAATAGTACCAAAGTCAGTCCTAATGAAAATTGGTCTACTAGGATCAAAGGGTATAGCTGGATCAATAACTGGTAGTATATCTATATTAGGTATCTCAAAAGTAATATCTTTGAGACTATCTATAGTACCAATAGCAAGATTATATGGATTACCCGCTACAGCGGGGTCTACCAAGTTACGATTTTTAAGGATTTGTTGGGTAACAAATCCGCTATCTGGATTAGCAAGGCTGTTAACTATAGCTGACGCAGTTGTGAAGGGATTACCACTAAACTGTCCAGGGTCAGTAACCGTAGAAAACTCTCTCGGCATGATTACAGTCTCCTTTTACTAGTTATAGTATTCAAACCTATTTCGAATACCTTAAAAGCGGCTCCTTCTAAGTTACGAACTTCCGTCCTCCAGTACCTAGATACAAGACCTCTACCAACCTTCATCCTATTGTTACGGGGGGCAGTTGAGTCCCTTTCCTGTATAGGGTAATTATACACTGTTTTGGGTCCATCGTAAGTCTCAATTGCACTTTCGAGCATCCCACCTGTATGCGAGAGGTATAGATCAGATGCCCTTTTTCTAAGTGGGCTTCCAAAATCTTCAAAACCACCTTTAGCAAATGCGTTTATTTGCCTTCCATTATCTGTGTCTCCTATTAACTCGTATATACCAGCAGAAGATACAGCGAAAACTCTGCCATTATGTTCTGCAAGACTGTTAAAATCAAAATTAGTATACGGAGCTATAGAATCTGTTTCAGGGTTCATAACCCAAGCAATAGCTCCAAAATCAGGAGACCATAGTATACTACCCATCTCTATAGTTGAGACTAATACAAGATTATAAACTGAACCTTTAAAAGAAAGAACTTCATTAAACTGCATAGTAGAAGCTAGTTCTTCCTTGACCGTAGCTGACAATACCTGTACATCAGTCAGTGTAAGCGAGTCTGTAAGTAACTCTATTTGAGTACGTAGGTCTATTGTCGAAGATGAGAATAAACCTGTGCTGACAAGTAACTCGGCCAATCCTAATGCTTGACTATCTCTCATGTTAAAACTACTAACCAATTCTGCATTACTATCAAGCGAACCAGTGAGTATATCATTTATATTAAAGTTAGATACTAAATTAGCTATGGTAGCAAGCTCTTGTGTATCTGACATATTAAACGCATCTACTAAAAGAGCAATTATAACTACACTCTGAGTATCGGTTATACTAAGAGTAGTTTTTAAATTGGTCGTTTGGTCAATAGAACCAAAACTATCTACTAGGTTAATTATAGAAGTAAGAAAAGCCGTAGTTGAAAGCTCCTGTGTATCACTCATATTAAACGAATCAGAAAGAGGAACCGGAGTCCATATTACTGATAGGAAGTCAGTTATAGAGAATGAGTTATCAATTAAACTTAGTTCTGTACCAAGAGTAATAGGAGTGTTAATCTGCATAGTGGTTTGTAACTCAGTAGTTTGACCAATAGACCCAAAGGTATCAACCATATTAAAAGAAGTCTCTACTATTTGATCATATTTAACAGCAGCAAAACTGGTAGCTATTAAAACAATTTCTACAGTAGATCCTACTATTCTACGTCCGTTAACTCCAGCAGCATTTTCAGTTATAAGAATCGACTCTGTAGTACAAACAACTTCTCTAGTTCTATTAATAACAGCATTGTTTTCTGTTAGTGTGGTAACTTCTGTTGTACCCGTAACTGTAACCATAATATTACTCCGAATTAACCCCTACAAAAGTTGTTAGTTTAAGACGTTCATCATCACCACCTGTATCAGCTACTATAGGATGAACACCCTGAGATATAATATCAAAGAATCCTACGCCTTTAATATTAAAAGCATCTAGATTAGAATATAATATAGCAGGTTTACCTATCACTGCATGTTGTATAAAAATACCATGTACTGTCATATGATTACGCCAAAGCTCTATATCACTATCATCTAATAAATCTAATGTATCATTTGTAGACCAATTATAATTAACTAAATTAGGAGGTACTATAAACGAAGCATCGTCTGTACCTTCTATGTCCCTCTCTTCAAAGTTAATTTTGGGAAACGTATCACAAAGAAAGAAAGACCTAATTTTAATAAATGGGTTCCAATCATTATAATGATTAGTCTCTAAAACGTTCCAATGAGCTGCGTCTATTTCCACATCTTCACTAACTGTAACAGAAGGTTGACCAAAGATAGACCTACTAGGAGTAGGTAAAGTAATAGGTAAAGGAGTATCAGATAAAAAGTTAACCTTTTGACAATTTATAAATTCAATACTAGATACAGATGCACCTATATCATGCCATAACAACCCTGGACCACCAAAGCCTACACCAATACCAGGATGCGGAGAACTTTTAGATACTTGTGAAAACCCATCAGTCCATATATTAGATTCATTCCAACTACTAAATAACTTAGTACCATTAACATGTGTAAAGTGGTTAACTCTATCATGCCAATTTTCACATTGTCCTATGTCACCAGTAAATACATCATGGGGGTGATTATACTGAGGGTCAATATTATTAGACCACGTTAATATACTTGTAGGACGACCCCCTGGAGATTGTTCTTGAGTTCTTATAAAAAGTTGAGGCCATTCCATTGGTAGATGCCCCCAATAACTATTTTGTGGATCAATAACACCATCTATATCATCAGGAGGGAACATAAAAAAGTTAGAGGGGTTACTATGCTTTAATGCACGATAAGGCATAGGACTTGGATCATATACAAAACCAGGGAAGATTAAATGAGCACTTTCATTTAGAGCTATTTCTTCACGAACTGCATTAGCTTTATCACCAGATATCCAAAAACTAGTTTTCCATGTACCCCAACCTGTATCAATTTTATTATTAGAATAATAAGATACAAGACCGTCTTTAGTAGGTGATCTTATACCACCATTACCAGAAGCACTAGCAATAGGTCCGAATCGTCTAGGCATGTATTCCTCTTCAAAATACATATATGCTGATCTATTATGGGGAGGTATAGTAAACCTAGTATTAAGTTCTGGAAAATCTACACACCAAAAAGATGATACTTGAAATTCAATGTAAAATAATTGATACAAAGAAAATACATGATTACCAGCAACAGGATTAGGAGCGTGAGTATATGGAACATCAATAAGAAGTTGAGAAGCACCAAAACCAGCTATACCACTACCATTACTAAAAGTAGTATTGGGTGCACTAATTTCAAGGCTATTTATAGAGTTCCACCTAAGCTCTTTAAAAGTCCTAGTAAATCTATTTCTATCATAGTCGGTTTGAGAAGTAGCTCTAACATGTGCGTAATGAATTATAGGTAATTCATTTGGATTCCAATGTCGTTTACCAATACTAGTTGATCCAGTTTTAGGTATTTGTATGCCTATATTAAAACTAGCATATTGAGGATCAAAATCTGCTCTAGGTTGAGAGTTAGTATAATACGTATCTTCTAAATCATTAAATTTCTTAGTATAAAACTTTATCTCTTCCCAAGCACCGTTGATATAACCTACCCACACGACACACTCAGTTTCATCGGGAACATCATCTACGATTTCAAGCCATTTAGCAATAGTAGTTGATATACCCAAAGAAGTAAAACTATCGGTCTCCTGTTGATAGATATTCAGAAGTAAGTCTAAAGCAACTCCACGACCGAAGAAACCTGAACCTGGAGATATATAACTTAATACAGGAGGTGCTAAGTTTAATTGAGGTTGGTCTATTTCTTGCTTAAACCCACTAACAACTAAAGTAGGACCTTGTAATAAGTTAATAGAAGCAGAACCAACAGTGTTAACTATATTAATTGTTAACTGAAAATAACCTATGTCTTTAAAATTAACATCGTCGTTATGAAATTTGAAAGCTGTAAGTCTACCTTCTGTACCATCTTCATTCATAGCCCAACAGTAAGTTTCACCTAGTTCTAACCAGTCATCTGTGAGGGCTATACCATATGCTTGCGGAGTCATTAATTCAATAATAGTACCATCAATTATACCATCGAGAATTCCTTGCCTAGAAGAAGGGAAGGATTCTCCACTAGGTAATCCACCTAGTTCTCTAATAACTTCTGATACAGGCCAATCTTTTTCAGGAGAAGATTCAAATTGAGCTTCGTTTAGATAACGTAATGGCATAGCTACAACGCCATTAATTAAACTAGTTTCTACTAACCATAGTTTATCATTACTTGCTTTAGTTATATGATGTGAACGAGTAAATCTATTGTCATATAAAACTTGAAAACCATTAACTTCAACCGATGTAAGGTAGGCTCCATCACGTAGATCTTTAACAAAACTTCCATATTGAATATTAGAAGTGAGATTAAAGTTACCATATCCTAATATAGTTGAAACTGCTTTAGCCATTAATCCAGTATAAGCACAAGGTCTAACTGAGTTATATTGAGACACCTTTGCATTAACAGGGGGGAACCCAAGATGATTAGCATACCAATCTAATCTTTGAGGGGGAGTTTCAACGGATTTTTCAATTACTAATCTTGATACATTCTGATAGTCTAGATCAGGATCAAAGTCATTAGGATTAGTTTTCCTACACCATACAGTTGGGTTAAACTCAAATAGATGTGGAAATGTGGGATTGCCTTCTCCATCTAGTATTTCAGGTATCCACCCTTCATATACAAATCCACTATATATAGAACGGGATATACTAACTTTAGCTTCTTCTTTAATTACTTCCTTACGTGTAACTTTAGTAGGGACATGAGGGGAAGCAAAGATATTAACTATCTCTATACCTCCCCTCACAAGCTTAATAATTATATAACTATCTTCGTCCATTTTAATGATACGTTGATAATCATCAACGCCCATACGTTTAGCAAGAACTTTAGTTCTGTCTAATTCCGCATGGGCGCGTCTAAGCATACCCTCGGCACGTTCCTTATCACCTTCCAAGCGTATATAAGGACGACCCTTTCTCATTACACTGCATCAACATCAATCTTATACTTAACATTAAATGTGTCCGTATCAGAGAGATTTCTTTGAGCAGGGAACCGACCCGCCGATAAAAGAGAGCCTGTAACAGCACCCTTAGTATTAACAGAGAGTAAAGCAGCTCCATTAACAGCAAGAGAAGAAGCTGTTACAATTGTAAACGCAGCAGGAACCGCGCCATTGATAATCTCGGTGTTAACCGTATCAATAGCATCAGGAGTCCATGTAACGCGAGTAGCTTCTGAATACCCTTCCGAACCACTAGTAATTTCACCAGCAGTAGCAGTAAAAAGAGCAGCAGTAACAGAAGCAGTTGGAGTATAAGCATTAGCATACAAAGCCATAAACCAAGCTGCAATTTGCGTTCCATTAGCAGCTACAACATCGAGAACATGATTCAACCCTTCATCAGGGATGATATTATGACTCTCTACCCACTCATCATCATTGAGTGAGGTAGCGTATATACCTTGCATATGGGCGTTCATTGAAGGGAAGAGAATACCAGACTCGGTACGCTCATATTTATGATTAGCAACATTCCGGCGAAATTCGCGGGAGTGCTTAATCAGATCTTTATTAAACATAACTAAGTCTCCTACATAATAGACGAATCAATGGCAATGTTTGTACCACTAGATTCGTTGGATTGTACCGGAGTTACTAACTGTCTTTTACCTTCGTAAGTAAAAGCAGTTGAACACCCCTGCACGTAATTAGGTAATTTCACTTGATCTTTGTGCAGTGAAACTACCTCACCTGTTGGTAAGCCAACTTGATAACCTAAACGACTTAACCAAACGACTACACGATCATATATATTAAAATCCTCACTCATAAAGTGCCCTGGTATGACCGCGCTTGTTCCAAAGATAGCACGTTCTGGCGAAGAGTCTACTATAACAAATTCAGCAGGTTCTTTGCCTTGATAAAAACGTACTCCTGTATTATCTGATACATATATACCTGCTTCAATAGATTCCATCATATATGGATAACCAATAATAGGTATAAAGTGAGTTGCGGGATTATAAAGATGTGGTCTAAACGCACTTGAGTAACTAATATGATTTTTATCGGCTACATATAGTCTTGCGCCATGACTACGAATAGTTAATCCATAAGGCAGAGGTTTAAGATGTAGGGTTTCTGCCTGTCTTTCTTGTCGATGATCATCTATAATATAAGTAGCTACATTAGCAGTAAATTCATCAGCCTGATATAACTCTTCTCCATCAGCAGTAGTCATATAAATGCGCCATTTGTGATCAGATACTATAGCAAACATACTACCAATTATACCACCACCATTAGGAAGCTCTACTGTCTGTATAGGTCCAGTACCAGACTCTTCCCCAAATTCATCAACAATAGTATAAGTTATACCATAAGTACCTGGGTGTAGAGTACCATTACTTGAAGCCGCAAAGGACGGACTTATAGAAGGTAAAGAAAGGCCAATATCTCTTACAACGGCTTCATTAGTTCTAAACATACCAGATGATCCACGGTTAACAAAGTATAAATTATCATTATACTCTGTAAAAGATGTTAAAGAACTATCATTCATAGATACTATTGGTGTTAGAGAAAAAGTTTCAGGGTCCAGTATATTTATAACATTTTTCTGGCAAATAAGCAACCATCCACGCTTTGAACTATAGGAACTATGGTATCCTGAACCTGGTACACGTAGAGTATAACCTGGCCTCCTCTCAAAGTTACCATCTCTATCAATAAGGATATTCTGTGCATCTCTAACAGTACCTTCTATTAAAGAGGTTTCATCAGATAACTGATCTATACCTTTAATAGGCTTTTGAAATTGTATAACTGTCATATCATTCTCCTAAATAAGTGCCGAGACTGCCTGGAAGGAGCCACCAACAGGCAGCCTCGACGTGCCGGGAATTAGCCCCTTCCCGACCTGGGGTATCTTAACTATGTTGATCGCCAGATATAAACCTTCTCCAATAAGTAATTTTAACACCTACTAGACCTGCATCTGCGGGATACGTATCAGCACCATCTGTTGCTTGTCTATTAAATTGCATTATTCCTAAACCATCAATTGTATCATATCCTGAGAATCCACTACCTGAAGTTTTAGCTGTTAAGTGTAGTTTATCAGTAGCCGCTAGTGCTGCATCGGTAATATCAAAATTAGCAGATACAGAAGACATAATATCACCATCTTCTACTCCCCTATCTCTAGAAGACCAGACTACATTCCCCGAACTTGCATCAGCAGCTATCCAATAGAACTGTAGTTCTAAGAAATCATAGAACCAAAAATCATAATTTAGGGGCATATTAGTTACCCAATATATTTTTTCTTCTGTATCTTTATCAAACCATGATACGGGTAAAACTACTTTTTCACTACCCCCACCAAATTCTACAATAGATATTGCAGATGAAGGACTTGTAACAGGGAGATACATATCTGTTACAGGTACAAAAAGAGAGTGTTCTCCAGACCCGTTATATGGATCACCATCCATAGGGAACCAGTTAGTCCATACATCATAATCATCAAGAGGATCATTACCAGTAGTAGCAAAGTGATCTTGTACACAAACAAATAAACCACTATACTTTCGTCCTAGCCTTCCAGAAGATTCTTGTTCGAAGGTAAATGAAACAACATCACCTACTACGTATTTGTCTTGATCACCTGTACCAGCAGAAGTCCATGCCCCACGCCATTGTAAATTACCAGAAAAAGGTACAAAGTCTGAATCCCAATTAGTACCTGTACGTGGATAGTTAGTACCAGTATTGTGTAGGTTATTAGATGGAGCAAATGCTCTATATAAACCTCCATCACTACCTGTTATAAACTGATCTACTTCAATATCTACTGTAGTAGGTGAAGTAGGTACTGCTACCCATCCCCCACCACCACCAGCTTCATCTTGCCAACTAACATCAAAGTCAGTTGCACTAAGTTTCTTTAAAACTTGATCTAAAGTACCACCAGCGGGGACACCAGCAGCACCTTGTATACCCTGTATACCCTGTATACCTTGAATACCCTGTATACCTTGTTCAGCTAATACATCCCAAAAACTAGTCCATGCAACACCTATTTTAGGTTCGTCATTTACAGTAGAGGTATGTGCTAATCTTACTATAAAAGAATCACCATTATGTTCTAAGGCATCATTAAGTGCATATACCGTAGCTACTTGCCAAGGTGCTGATATCCAATTTATATCTAATCCATCTGCACCAGTGTTACCAATAGGCCCTTGTATACCTTGAATACCCTGATCACCCTGTATACCTTGAATACCCTGATCACCATCTAAACCTGTAGCACCTGGGACACCTTGAATACCTTGTATTCCCTGATCTCCTGTTAACCCTATTACTCCTTGTATACCTTGTATACCTTGAAGACCAATATCCCCTTGTATACCTTGAGCACCATCAAGACCATCAGTACCAGTGAGACCAGTTAAACCTATCGGACCTTGTATACCTTGTGCGCCAGTGTCACCAGTTAGACCAGTATCACCTTGAATACCCTGGATACCCTGAATACCTTGATCACCAGTTAGACCAGTATCGCCAGTTAGACCTATGTTACCTTGTATACCTTGAAGACCTGTATCTCCTTGCAATCCCTGTGGACCTGGTATTCCCTGAATACCTTGATCACCTTGGATACCTGTTGCTCCATCAGCACCAGCAGGGCCAGTTAATCCTGTATTCCCGGTATCACCTTTAAGACCTTGTATACCATCAGCCCCCGCTACACCTTGAACACCTTGAATACCTTGGATACCTTGATCACCTGTAAGTCCAATAGGTCCAATAGTTCCTTGTATACCTTGTATACCTTGATCACCTTGTATACCAGTTAATCCAATACTACCTTGTATACCTTGTATACCTTGATCACCTTTGGGACCAACGGCAGTAGGAGCAACAGCATCAGTAAGCACAACAATACGATCTTCAACAGAACGTACTAGCCCCCATCCCCTAAGACCCATAGTTCCAACTACTGAAACATCGAGAGCTACAAGCCCCTGTGTCTCTGAAATATAGATACCTTGTATTTCATCATTCTTAATAACTATAAATTCATTGCCTTTTACAGACAATACCTGTTCCTCCCTTTGTTTAACAAGGGTGCTGAACTCAGCTTTATCTTTTACTATTCGTCCCGCCATAATATTATATATTCATCGTTAGGTCTTAAATAAGTTAAAGAGAAACCTAGTACTGGTTTACCAACAATACCAAACTTTACAGAAGCATTTTGCGTAGTTAAAACTATCTCTTTAAATGGAGCTATCATTGTTCTATTTGCCTTAATAGAAGCAGTAACTTCTATTAAAGAGATAACTTCTGTTATACTCGCAACTACTCTATCTATCTTAATAGTAGCAGCATTTTCAGTAATAGTTATTACTTCTGTTATACCTGTTACATTTAGTCCTTGGTTAAGAGTAACATTTGCTACATTTTCAGTTAGTACTATTACTTCAGTTGTACATTGGATACTTCTGGTTCTATTAATGTTTGCGACTGTTTCGACGACTGTGACAACTTCGGTTGTACCTGACACCCCACGGCTAGTAAGAACTGATCCATTTGTTTCTGCGAGATTGATAATCTCTGTACTGGTAAGTATATTTCTCGATCTGTTGATTGAGGCATTGTTTTCTCCAATAGTTATAACTTCTGTAGTACTAACTACATTTCTCGGTATACCAACTGAAGCTACATTCTCAGTAAGAGTTATTATTTCAGTAGTACCTGTTACTACTCTATTAAAATTAACGTCTGCTATATTTTCTGTAAGAGTAATTACTTCGGTAGAAGCTTGGACATTCCTAGTCCTATTAATAGCAGATGCATTTTCAATTATGGCAGTAATTTCTACTGTAGAAGTTACGATACGAGTTTCATTTACACCCGCTGGTATCTCAGTTAAAACAATAGATTCTGTTAAAGCTTGTACACTTAGAGTACGGTTTAAAGAAGCATTATTTTCAACAAGTATTATTACTTCAGTTAAACAGTTAACTCCACGTTGGCGATTAACAGTAGAATTAGTTTCAGTTAAAGTAATAACTTCCGTAGTACAAATAACTTCTCTAGTTCTATTAACTATAGAAGCATTTTCTATAAGAGTTACTACTTCTGTAGTTCCTGTTACTATTAAATTAGTACCTAATTCAACAACTGCTACATTCTCAGTTAAAGTAATTACCTCAGTAGCACAGTTAACTCCACGTTGTTTATTAATAACGGATGCAGTTTCAGTAACCGCAATTATCTCGGTATCTGTTGAAACACTTAGTGCTGCATTAACTGTCGCTGCATTTTCAGCTAAAGTTATTACTTCAGTAGTACATATAACTCCACGAGTACGATTTAAAGCAGCATTATTTTCAGTTAATACTACTACTTCTGTAGAACCTATTACTACTTTGCCAAATTGAACTATGGAAGTATTTTCAGTAAGAGTAATTACTTCAGTAGTGCAATTAACATTCCTAGTACGATTTAAAGAGGCTACATTTTCTACAATGGCTGTAATTTCTACAGTAGAAGTAACAATACGTGTTTCATTAATACCAGCAGGAATAGTGCTAATAGTAATTACTTCTGTAATACCTGTTACAAGGCGATCTCTTATAACAGTAGAAAGATTTTCAGTAATAGTTACTACTTCGGTAGATCCAGTTACTATCCTGGGGAATACTATAGTAGCAAGAGTTTCAGTAAGAGTTACTACTTCCGTAGTACAGGATACTTTCCTGGTACTATTAACCGTGGCAGTAGATTCAATGAGAGTTATTATTTCTGTAACGGCGATTACTGAGCGCGTTCTATTGATAGAAGCATTGGATTCAGTAACCGTAAGAGCTTCTGTAGCACTTAAAGCAATACGTTCAGTATTAGTTATAGCAGGTGTTTCAGCTAAAGTAATTACTTCAGTATTACCAAGTACATTACGAGTACGATTAACAACACTAGGTACTTCGGCAACCGTAACTACCTCAGTTGTACAAGTAACTCCACGAGTGCGCTTAACCGTAGCTGAATTTGTCGTAATTGTTATTGCTTCTATAGTACCTGTAACATTACGATTAATTTCAGCATGAGTATGCCAACCATCCCAACTATGATTTGTATCATCATCCCAAGTAAAGTTTTCACTATCCCATGACCACATAGTTCCAGTCATAGGAGCCTGGTTTTCTGTAATCTCTATTACTTCAATAGAACAAGTAAAGCTACGATTACGAGTTATAGTAGCCTGATTTTCTGTAAGGGTTACAACCTCTGTTGAACCATCAACATGTCTGGCAGGTTGTTTATCAACCGTAGAAGTTGTTTCAGTAAGTGTTATTACTTCTGTAGTACAATTAACACCACGTTGGCGGTTAATTACTGAATCAGTAGTTTCAGTAATTAATATAGATTCAGGAGAACCAGTAGAAACTCTATCCCTAGTAACTGTACCTATAGGTTCATTAATAGTAACTGCTTCGGTAGTACCTGTTACATCTCTTGGAATTGGGACTTCTTTAATCTCTAAAATGAAGCCCGAAGCACCATCATTAGCACTAACCGATATAACAGGTGCACCTAATGAACCTACTGTAGCTTTACCTTGTGTACCAAAAACACCAGATACATCATTAATACCAGTACCACTTGTATCTTCGCCTGCTTCTGACCAAGATCCACCAGGAGCACCAAATGGAGCACCGTCACCACCATCAAAGGCTAATCCATAAAGGGCTAAAGAGTTAGATAATGTAGTAGCTACATTAGGTAATGTATGTGAATTACCATTACCGCTATCATAAGTAAAATCAGAAGCACCGAAAGGATTATCTGTATTAGCTCCACTGATACGTACATACCAACCGAGCATTTCATCTAAACTGGCAGCATCAATCTGTATATTACCTTCACCGCCAACTGCCTTCTTCCAAAATACACCTATATGGGCATCTGAATTACCACCACCAACTTCGTCGTGTTTTGCCCATCCAGAAGCAGCAGTAGAGAACTCAGCACCAGTAGCGTTATCATCACTACATACAATAATTAAAAGGAGATCATCGGCTACTATACCAGTAGGAGCCGTAAGTGTAAGATTACTTACAGCATTACCACTACTATTAGTGGGAACCCATCCAGTTTCTAGTACAGGAATAGCCATAAATTACGGCTAGTTCATATCAGTTTCAGCAAGATCTTGTGCTGCTATAACTGATATATTTAGAGCTGGTATTAATGACTCTCTTTCATTACGTCCTGCAACCTCACGTATCATAGTACGTAAGAACTTATCAATAGTTCCAACGATCAATGCAGCTTTTTCTTCATTAGTTGGATCACGCGCAAGATTATAAGGAAATGGCCCTGGATCAGTAGGGTTTTCAGGGGGTGGTTCAGTTATTACATCAAACCATCCACTTAAATCATAAGGGTCTTGTTCGACGATAGCATCAGCAATAGAGATTAATTGCGGATTGGTTAACGTGCGCCCTATGATTGTTTCGATGATAAGTGTTGCGTCTGTAATTGCTGTCATGTTTTTAACCTCTGTTTGTTACTAATCCTCTACGCTTTCTGTATATAAGTCTGAATGAAAACCAACTACCAAAGTCTGAATCTGTATCTGGATAATTGCTTGGCCAGGACACATCTGGTGATTCATTTAATCCAGTTGTTTCAAATCTACCTCTCGCCGTTTGGAAATCACCAGCATTTCCACTATCAGTTTCAGTCCGATAATCTGCACCTCCTGCGTCGTCTGCTTTGGTACACACCCAAATTGGCGTGTTATCAGCTATCAAAACGGGTGGTCCTGAAACAAATACATCAACCCACGCAAAAGCTCCTGTTGGATGTATTATTTTCCCAAAATCATAAAGTAATGTGGCACCCGCACCATCAGCAGGACCAAGACTCAACGATCCTCCCTGATACACCGCTACCCTACTTTCTACTGGCGGTGAACCCCCATCATCGAAGCAATAAATTGAAGCACCATGTAAATAATGGCCCCCACCCTCAGCAAATAGACCACCCATCGCAACATTACCCAGATGAAGGGGAGTATCAGCAATTGCCGATGAACCCCATTCTTGAGTCGCAGCAACCATCAGTCGTAAGTCCCTATTGGTGATATATGAAGTTCCTCAACATTTCCAGACACAGCAGTAATTTCTACCCATATAAACGAATCAGCAGGAATCGTTGCGTCACTAATAGCGGTTATATCAGAACCACTTGAAACACTTGTAATTGTGTTCGTATCAATAATATTTCCAGCGCCATTTCTAACAGTAGAATGACGGATGGTACAAGTAACAGATGGACTTGTATCCCCCACCAGAACAAAGCGAATCTCTGACAGAGTAATTGCTGCGTTAACGAAGGCAATAGTTATATCGTCTGTATTGGTTGGAAACTCCACTGATAAAGAAGCAGTGAACTTAGTAGCGGGGCTAACATCAGCACCGTCAGCAACATTAAGCATAGTTAAAACTTGTGCTTTAGTTAGTGCTTCAGGAGTACCAGCACCACTAACCCTACCAATAATCCTTTCATCGGTCAGACTTGCCATTTTTGCAAGAGTGATTGCCGCATTACCGATATTGTTAGTAACTAAAGACCCGAAAGCAAGGTTGCCAGAACCAGATCGTCTTAGTACTCCATCAACACCACAAACAAGCGAACCATAATCACCTGCTCCAGAACCGACTTTTGCAATGATATCAAAACCAACGCCATTCAATAACTCTGTGAAAGTAATAGTGTCCGGACGAATAGAACCAAACACGACCATATTCCACCGAAGATCATCAGCTCTTGGTGTAATAATAGCGAGTGTTCCCGGCGGGATAGGAACAGCAACACCAGCACCTTGATTGGCATCCGTAATGTAGATTTCATCCGTTCCGTCTGGATCAATATTAACATCTTGACCGGGATCGGTATTCCAGACCCAAATATCACTGAGAGTAGTTGCTGATTTTGTAAATGTTGCAGGCAGGGTATGAGTAATACCAGCGTGAATTTGGGATAGGATACGATCACCCAAAACAAGCGTCTTACCAGTGTTGTTAAACTCCCAGTGCCGACCCTGCAATTGCTCAATAGCAGCCTTGATATTATCAAGGCTGGTTTGTAGCTTTACACCACCAGCACGACCTTTATCACCAAGACCATCACCAGCACTGCTAAGATTGATATCATCAATCGTAACGGTCATTGTTAACTAACCTTACGCTTGGTTAACTGTAGCGAACGGTGTACCCCAAGTAATCGTAAGATCACCAGTTGTCGCATCAAACACGCCGCCGAGGTCAACATAACCTATAGCATCCTTATTAGTGGCTGTATCATCATAGATGATACCCCAAAAACAAGTAGTAGGATTACCTGCATTCTGTGACCATGTTGCTGGATCACCGAAATCAAGATCTAACGTACCAGCGTTAAGAACAGCACTTGGAGTAGCCAATGTCTGCCCACCAGCAGGGAAGTTGCCACCAGTCTGTTCATTAGCAGCTAGATTCGTTGTACCACCAGCACCCCAAGTTGGATCAGCCGTTGTAGTGGCTGGAACAATTGTATTATCTACAATCGCACATTTGAGTACGTTAGGAGTAGCACCGAAATCAAAGATACCACTGTCAAATACTTTCTCTAGGAAAGCGTCAAATACTACTACATCACCTTGTGCCATATCGTAATTCTCCTGTATTAACGAGTTACTTCTTTATGAAGCCGTATACTTCCTTCTGCTATACGTGTTTTATCGCCATTACCAAGAACATCTATCAGCTCTAAATCATAGACAGCATTATCGAAGTTAAAAGCTGCTGTATCAACAGCAGAAATATGAAGTTTAACACCCCCATCAGTGGGGGAAAAAGTTATATCACCACCAATACTAGTTAAAGTATGTATAATAGCAGCGTTAGTACGAGTAGATCTAATCTGCATTTCAGCAGTATAACCAGTTAGATCAGTTGGAGCATAATGAGTAACTGAACCTGTGTTCACTACCCATATTTGGTTATTCGTTGAGATATTTACACTGAAGTTATTAGCGTCAATCCAGGTTGCTATAAAAGACTTTTTACCTGAATTAAGTTCTGTAGCTCCCTTAACACCATGTATAAAGACTGGAGTAGTGGATATACTGGGTAATTGATGCCCCGTTACTTGTATAAGTGTAGGACAACCTATAACAACGGCTTCAATAGCCTGGCACAATAATCCACTGCCATACCAATTTATAGTACGTCTAAAAGTAGCACCTTGGATAATAGGTAAGTCTATTCGAGGTACATCAGACATTAAATGCCTCCATATCCACTAGCACTTGAAGACCTATGCTTCTTCTTTAAATCCCTAGAATCAACTTCCTTCATTTCAGCGAGGAAAGCTGCTCTGGATATTGCAGACTTATCTGGATCAAATGTTTCAGCATCTTGGTGAGCATAAGCTCTATACATAACCCAATCCAATAAAGTAAGTCTATCTGGTTTAGGTACACCCTCTATATCCGTATTACCTTCGTTGACTTCTTTTAAAGGATATCTGTCAATTATAAGTAGTAAACTACCATCAATAACAGGTATATTAATCAAGCGAAGCCTATCTTCTTCCATGCCTGTTATAGCACTAAATACAGTACCAGTAGCGTTAGGATATCGAGAGATAGATAAGAAAGTGTTATAGTCTGCACTTTCTTGTTGAGAACTTGAGTTTTCGAATGTATCCCAATCAAGTAGACGTAGTTTACTCTTAGTTGTATTGTCATACACCGATAGTATTTTTAATACCTTTTCATCTAATATAACCCAGGGGTCATTAGCAGTATACTCAAGTAGAGTTAACTCAGAGGTATGATCCCTAATTGCTTTACCCTTCTCACAGTACTTATTAATAGCATCATTAAGATATACATAGAAAATATCATCTGTCCAAAAGTATGACTTGGCTACATCATCAGCCATAGTCCTAAAGACTTCTAATAGGTCACATGCGTTCATTAGTCACCTGTAACAACTTCGGGAACATTCTCTTGTTTAGCTAAACCAAATGCTTCAACAACCTCAGTCTTTTGTACCTTATAACCAAGTAACTCTGTAACTCGTTGTATGTTAGGAGTACCAGTACCAGTCCATTCACTACGTTCATTACGTGCTATCATTTCCTTAACTACAACCGTTATTTCTTCCAGGCGTTCATCAGGATCAGCAGGACCGCGATTAGGTACTACAGGTGAAGGCTCAGATAAATCAGGTGTTTTACCTTCTGACATTGTAGCACCCATACCAATAGCAGATTTAACAAGTTGTGGGGGTACACCTATTGGCACTCCAGGTTCAAACGCAATTGACTGACCACTTATATGACGTAATGTAGCCCTTCTGTCCAAAACCATTTTACTACTCATACGATTTCTCATTTCTTGGCTCCTTTAAATTAGGTCGAGGGACCGAAGTCCCTCTAAGTTTTAGTACGGTTGGTTTTCATTAGCGCGGCCAAACATAATGTAGGCAACACCAAGACGAAGCTTACCTAAAGAGTTATCGTCAGTACCATAAGTAGGTGTAACAATTACCGAAACACCATCACCTGTATCAGTGAATAGTCCAGCGGCAAACTCAATAGCAGGATTAGTAACCGAAGCTAAAGCCTGAGCTGTTTCAAACAATGCTGCTGTACCGACAATACCGATATTAGCAACAGCGGAAGTGCTATCATTAAAAGCCTCAGTTACATCAGAGAAGCCCCCAACGATTATTGCACTGGCAGGAAGATCAAGAACCTCAGTAGCTATACCATCTGGAAGGTCTGAGAACAGAACTTCCTGGTAAGCCCATAAAGTATATTGACGACCGTGGTCTTTTAAAGTATCAATAGGCATAGTGTATCTCCTTATTCCTGTGAAACGTAGGTTGAGAGAACACCAAAATCTTCTACCACACCTGTATAGATGCTGTGGAACTTAGGCTTAAGCAGCCCAAAGATTTTGCCCACTGAGATGCCCTGCTGGTTCTCATAATCGAATCCTTCTTCAACCCAATATGGATTGCCGATATCAGCGATACCAAGAGCCTGTGCACCACAGAACAAGACCTGACAACCTTCTACAGTATTACCTGCACCCCACTGGTCTACACCAGAGGTCGCACCACGGCTATTAAATACATGCCGGTGCTCATGAATGTACATGTTGTCTACCTTAACTGTGTTGCCAGCAAACAAAGGATTACTTGTATTGCTACGGACACCTGCTTCACGAACGTTCTGCATGTAGGTTGGATCAAGCTTCAACCTAGCAGCAGCGGTAGGCGTAAAGAACACATGGTAAGTTTCTTCTCCACCTTCTCTTACACCGCGCATGTAAGTTTCCTTAGCAAATGCCTTCAATTGAATCAGCATTTCCCAAGAAGGTCTATCAGTTGCGGTTACTGCACCCGTAGTACCACCTGGGGTTAGTACATCAGTCGTACCATTCCATTGTAGTACACGATTAGCAGAAGGAACTGCTACGTCAGCCCCAAACTCCAAGAAGGGCAAATCGGAACCCACACGAGCCGTACCATTGTTATTCATCGTAAAGGACACCCCTGACATAGCCAAGAATGACATTTGATCAATACGATCACCTAACCAGTATGATAAAACATCGCGGGAGTTGTTGCGGAAAGTAACAACAGATTTCTGGTCAGCCATACGACCTTCATGTCTGTTAGCGTGTCTAAGCTGATCAATGCGGATCACTTGGTCATATGACTTCATCGCCTCTTCGTTACCCTCTAGGGTACGATCTCCTGCGATACCATCACCTTCCAAATCTGCTACGAGAGTGAGAACAGCCCTAGCACCCTTATCTGTCTTAGTCAATTCATCTACGTGGTGAATTATGCTATTTGCATCCTTCCCCATGAACCGACTTACAAAGGCTTGATTTCGAGCTGCTTTCCATAGATCCCTTGACCAGATAGTTAACTCTTCGTCTGTAAGACGAGCAAAGTTTGTTTGAGCCATAACTACCTCAATTAGTCAATTTAAACGTGTCTATCTCCTTTACCGTTTAACGCTTGGATCAGCGGGAACACCTGTTTTTAGAGGGGGTGGCCTCTGCGGGGTTGACGCACCCCGCAACGATGGGTCCAATTCTACAGGAATCCAAGGGGGTTGTCACCCCCTAACGGACTCCTAAATGATGTTCTTCTACAACATCACCACGCAACTGCTGTTTAATCTTGTCGTCTAACTTATCAAATTGTTCAGTGGTTAACCTATTTATATCAATACCAAATTTGTTGTTATTGATTGCATCAGCGGCAGCACCAACATCTGAAACATCGGCGGGTTGTCTGGATAAAGCATCAGTTAAACTCTTCTTTGAATCGTCCTTACGTTTAGTCGTTGTTTCCTTTACCTTCTTAGTATCAGGTTTTAATATATACTTAGCAGCAGTATTAAGAGCATCTGTTTGAGAGTAACCTGCAACAATATAAGCTTCCCTCATATTAAACACTTCGGTAACTACTTCTTGATCAAAATCATCGGAGGTCTTATCAAGGGCAGGATAATCCTTCTGTAACGTAGCTAATAGAGTATCATATTTTATATCATCAGCAGACATAGCTCTAGTAGAAGATTCAGACTCAGCTTGTCTTGTATCATCAATAGTAACTTCTAATGTGTTCATTTCAGCTAGTAATGACTGAGCTTTGTCTTTATCATTATCAAAGATAGCTGCTTGCCACTCACCACGCTTGATATTTAGTTCATCACGTAGTTCCTGTACAGTTGGTAATTTATCATCGGCTGGTGCAGTAACTTGCTGGCGTAGTTTATTACGCTCATCAATAACCGTATTAAGACGAGATATAGGAACCATCTGCTCCTTATCATCTTTCTTATCGTCTTTCTTATCATCAGCTTTCTTATCATCTTTCTTGTCGTCTTCTTTAGCATCTTTCTTGATGATATCTTTAACCAAAGCTTCTAGACCTTCGTCAGTGTACTTTCCATCCTCCCCTGTCTCTCCAGGTTTGGCATCACTCTTATCATCGACTTTTTTATCGTCGTCTTTAACGTCATCTTTCTTGTCATCTTTAGGCATTACTTAGGCTCCTATCTTATTTTCATCAAGTTTATGATCACCACACCAATCGTTATCAAAGATAGCTGGATACCCATTCATAGTAGGTGCGCGTCTACGACAGCGACCAAGACTAGGTTTAGGTGCTGGTCTATCTTCATTAGCTTTTAGTGTATTTTCATGTATAGGTTTAAGATCAGGTACTTTAAGCACTGACCACATACATGTAGAACAAGTCATTCCTTTACTTCTATGTTTCCACGGATCAGTCATTCCTTTGGCTCCTTAGTTACACTTTTAACAGCCCACATAGCGGCTGATTCTAACTCAGTACAGGCAATAGCTGTACAACGCGGGTCTTTACCCTCGTCCAGTACATAGTCTATAAGTAGAGCTGCAAGCTCCTTTATATGATCTACTTGGGTATGACCCCCAGGGTTAAACGATATTCCTACTCTATATTGACCTTCAGTTAATTTAGGCATTAGCGGCGGCTCCTTGGGTGGGTGTTGGTTTAAGCGATGCAGTTAAGCGTATTTCACGCATCTTTTGTACATGGGTTAATATCTGTGCTCTACGGTCGTTCTCAGCTTCAATAGCCATTTTATAACCTTCGAGCTTCATTTCCATCATTGTTTCAGGACTAATGTCTGACTTATCCTCGATAGCTGCTTGCTGTGCCTCGATACTCTCCTTTCCAGCGCGGATAGATTTAAGGTTAGCTTCTGCATCTTTGTCCTTTGCTTCTGCTTCCTTAAGAAGGAGGTCTGCAACAGAGGTTCGTCTACCAAGTTCTTCCTCGAATTGGATTTGTTCATCAGACTTATTACCATTCATAACGGCAAGTATTTCATTCTTATTACGTAGTTTGCTAGTCTCAATAATAACGCTATCTGGAAGCTCTACTCCTACCTCTGTTCTCAAGCGTACTGCTTGATCGAATTGAGTATCTTCAAAGTTATCACGTTCTGGCTCACTAGTAACAACAACGGAATATTCGCCTATAGTTAAATCACGCACAATACTGCCTGTTGGCGAGACTTCATTGACCACTACTTGCTCATCCTGAGCACCTAGTCCAGCACCAGTTATGTTGATTAGGCGTGGCTCCGTATAATAACGCTGCACAATATCCAGCGTTCTTTCAGCGAGCATAGTATCCGATCTATTCAAGTTATCTAAAACAGGAGCTAGATTAGTACTACCTCTCGCCTGGTTAAACTTTACAGCTTTAGCGGCAACATCTTCACGGGCGAACCCTGTCTGGTAATCAGACACACCGGATATGTTTTTTATATCTTCCTCAGCTTTAAAACTTATCCTATCAAGTCCAGTAGGGATTTGGTTAGGTGTAATCTTCTCCAAACCCTCCATTCTTTCAACAACAGCTACAAACCCTGTTTCAGCACCTTGTGTTCTAAGGTCTTCATCATCCATGTTTTTCATGTTACCTTGTTCAACCTTCCAACCACTGTTAGCAGTTGTATTAAGTACATGAAGTTCTTGAGAACGAGATTTGTTAAGTAATTCTTGGGGACCAATCAGGTTTTCTACAATACCTATTGTTTTGCCCCTTCTAAAATGAGGGAAGTATGGTACTACAGTGAAGTGCTTATATGGAGATACTTTGTCATGCATAGTTACATCACCAGCAGTAACAGACCATTGCACTCTAAACCCCTTCTTCTTAATAGTACCTAATGCAGGGTTTTCTTCTAGAAACCTAACAATCCTTTCTCTTTTCCATGTTGGAGGTATTTCTCTCATATCACCTTTAGTAATATCTACAAAGTACTCAAGTACAGCTAATTCCTTAAACTGCCTATCAAAGATACGTACTTTACGCATCTCGTTACCCATAAAGTCTCTATTATATCCAGGGCGACCTAACTTCATAGGATCAGTACTGTTACCAAACCTATCAGTTTGCCAATCTCCACCATCCATAAAGTCATATGGGCTATAATCGTCTGGTTTACCCTCTAACTCCTTTCTTACCTTAACACCATATAGCAACTCTATATTATCAAGAGTTAACCACCTTGATATCATAACATCTGACCAATCCTTCATATCATACTGAGAAGCATCAGGATCAAGTAATACGGAGGTAGGAGGCAAGCAGGTTATACGTGCTTCACCCATAAGTGAATCATCAAAATCGAGTCTTACGTTATAGAATCCCCGACCTGTTATAATACCATCTAAGTAGACATTTGTCCTAGTCCAGGGTAGACGGTTATTATGACTAATCTGCATAAACACTTTAGTAAGTGCATCAGCAATCTCAGCAGTACCTTCTTTAGCAGGTCTATATGCTACCGCACTACGATTGAACAACTGTTCGCCAATTACGTTAGATATGGTATTGAGGATTTTATTAACAGTTATTGCAGGTCTTCTAGATGCAGCCAACTTAGCTAGGTCTGCTTTGTCCCATTGTATACCGGCAAAGAAGTCTTCACACTTACGAGCCTTATCTATGAAGTCTGTATGACCCTCATCGCGCATATACGTATAGCGATATGCTGCTTCTCTTGCTACATCAGTTGTCATACAGGAGTATCTCCAATGTTATTCAGCTCCTATCGGGGGTTGCAACCACGTATCTATAATAGCAGATTTTATGCGCTCATGAAAGAGCCACGACCATCTGAAACGGCAATGTGGTCTTTTAACCTATCTTTAATAAGCTTATGCTTTCTATCTGCTCTGCGTATAGGTACTACTTGTTTATGTTTTGCAACCATAGGAGCTTTAGTTAATCCTACTCTTACATTCCATGCTAAGGCATCTACAAAATCATCATGAGCACCGGCTGGAAACTGTAGTAACTCTTTACGTGCTGCATTGAACCAAGTAGCACCTTGAGGGAAATATATCAACCCCTTCTCCATGCGCCCTTGTAATGGCCTAGCACGTACAGCTTTGTCACTAAGTGGTTTAAGCTCTGTAACTCTCTTACTTAAATCCCTCTCATTACACTCTAGTTCATAACTATCTTGCAGAGCTTTCCATATCTGACCATCCTCAACACCTACAGTATATGATCCAGCTAAATGAGACCATCTTTCTGCCGTATCACACATGTTACGTACTATCTCAAACGTCTTACCTCTAAACCTCTTAACCTCACATATGTACTGTCTACGACTCTCATCCATCATAGTTGTTACACCAACAGTCCAGTCATTGTGCTGTTTAATACCTATAGCAAAGTCCCAGGTTGTTATAATAGTTCTACCAACGGGATCAGGTAATGTATTTGCAATGAGTATCTGATCTTCTGTAAAGTAGCTTCCAGTATCAGGTACAGGACTTTGCTGATACAAAGCATTCCATATACGTTCTGGCTGTACTGAGCGTATACGTTCTAATTCAGTTATTGAGTATCTCTCAGGGTGTAGTGCTTCACCCGGCTTACGGAGTAGTTCTAATCCAAGATCTATTGCATCCTCTATCTCATCCGATTCCCTTATTATCTCCCTTGTATCTACATCTCTGTATTCAAACTCCTCAGCTATAGCAGGATAACGTATTACCTCGTAAGTATCTCCTTTGAGATCCTCCATATGCTGAAGTAACCTACCAGCTAAATCATCAAAGTGCCACCATGTCTGAATGATCAATACACCGCCACCAGGAGCGAGTCTGGAATACGCAGTAGAAAAGAACCACTGTTCCAGCTTCTCCCTTATGGTGAAACTATCTGCTTCTTCCATATTCTTAATAGGATCATCTACGATCAAGATATGGGCACCCTTACCAACTATAGGACCACCTACACCAGCTACGGTTAATCCACCTCGTTGTGTAGTCTTCCAAGATTCAGCAGCAGAGTTCTTCTTGTTAAGTCGTGAATCAGGGAATACCTGCTGGTATAACTTATCATTTAACTGATCCCTTACTTGACGACTAAACTCTAACGGCAAATCGAGGTTATAGCCAATGTTCATTACTTCTAAGTGGGGATACTGACCTAATGCCCATGCAGGGAACCTCACCGAAGATATCTCACTCTTACCACCACGCGGAGGAACCAATAGCATGAGCCTTGGTGACTCTCCAGCGATAACAGCAACTAAGAACCTTTCGAGCCTCTCACAGATATCTGCATGTACCCATCCAGGTAAGTAGTGGGGATGAGATGACTTGATATAGTGCAGTAGATCACGCTTCATCGCCTCACGATGCGCGAGTTCTCGTACAATGCGTTTTTTGACTACATTATCAATGTGAAGGGAGGTCACTTAACTCGCCTTCAATAATGTCGTTAGAAACTAGCTTAAGTAGGTCTTCGGTAGAAGCATCTTCAAGAGCTTCGGGAGTAGTGATTGAAATCTTGACTTCTTTCTTCTCAGTATAAGCTCCTATTAACTTGCCTATCTCACGCCAACCAGCAATCATCCCTAGTGCATTGTCAGTAGCCCTCGATACGTCGATTGCATCTAACATACCCTGTTGAACATCGGCTATGGTGAGGTCCAGAGCTTTGCTGTACTCCTGTTGCATTATAGTTATGGCACTAACTACGTTGGGATTACGCATAAGTATAGTAGCGTGATTACCTGTTGAATAACCTGCTTGTACGGCAGCGGCAGACATAGACAGCCCTGTAACCATGACCCCCAATACAAAAGCCCTCTGTCGTGTCGTAAGGAGGGTTAAAGCATTGTGTACGGCGGGAGCCTGGAACTGATCTGAAATGGCGTTCTGTTTGACTGTAGCCAGCTTATTCATGACTCCATTATATACCCCCTATATATAAGGAGTAAAGAAATCTAGCTGAAAAGGGCTAAATAGTCGGTTAAGTTATAAAAAAAATTTCGTGAGATATGTATAAAGAACGTGCGCTCCTCTCCCCCCTCCCTTCGGGATGGTAAGGGGGTGGGTTCGGATTCGGATTCCCTGTATTGAATAGGGGGTCAACAAGGAGTAACACATGAGACTACTACTTATTGTAGTTATGTTGTGTTTAGTAGCTCCAGTAGTACAAGCTGAAGTAATAAACGGCTTGGTAGTAAGAGTTGTAGACAGCGACACCTATTATGTTAAGACAACTGATGGTCGTCGGCTTAAGGTAAGACTAGCACTAGTACAGTGTGCCGAAGCAGGCACAATCAAAGGTGATAGTCTCACTCAACTCATGACTACACTACTCCTTAACCAACATGTCACCTTAGACATACATGGTCTAGGATACTACAAGAGACACATAGCACACGTATACTACCTCGATACTGACGTTAACCAATTCCTTCTAGATAACCACTGTCCACCATACTAGTAAGGTTATACATATGATACCCCACTATCAAGGGGTACATATTACCACTCTCCATCACCTAAGAGGATATGCGAAGATAGACATGTGATACCCCACTATCAAGGGGTACACATTACCACTCTACATCACCTAAGGAGTACACGCTTATAGCCTAGTCAGAGTAGGCTATTGGGGTAATACTACTGTTACCTGTAACTGGAGGCTATTATGTTAAGTATAGTTAAGTTAGTACGTGATCGTTTCTTTGTTGATGGTGTTGCACTTGTTGGACGGTGCGATGACATCACTAAGGAGAGTCATAGGGTTCATGAGTTGGAAGTGGAGGCAAAGAACGCTCGCCACCACCTGACTACTGATGCTACCAATGTGTTGCATGATATGGTTGTCAACATGCTTGATATAACTAAGGCTGATAATACACACACAGTCAATAGGATACCAGCTATCAAGTTGTATCGTATCATTACCAACTGTGGTCTCAAAGAAGCCAAGGATATGATTGAAGAACAGTTCATTGAACTTGGTCTGTACTGGTATCGTCCTCATGATGATGATATCCCGTTCTAGGGTTTAATACCCTCCTAACCTAGCTTGCTAGGTTAGTGGGGCAATTGCGCTCGCAAAGGAGTTCTATCATGGAACTAGCAACACATGTAGACCGAGAGGGCTACAAGCATATCGAAACAACAGTTGATCAGTACTCTAGTATTGATGAGCTGTACGAGGATCATAGTATTAGTATGATCATTGACTTCGATCAGCGTGTAGACGAAGGTGGATTTGAGTTCTTCCACATCAAAGCGTTATGAAGTATATAACGTTGGCATTGGGTATCTTAATGATACTCATAGGTTGGAGGGCGTGTACCTACACGCCTATCCACCTTACATCACACACCATTAGCAACGGTGAACAGTTCACATGCATCTATGAAACAAAGGATGACTTTGAACAGGCCCAAATGGATGGCATATTCAGGGGGGATATGTTCTATGTTAACGAAGACGGTACTAAGGAGGTACTAAGTAAATGAGTAAACTTAAAGCGAAAGAAACCAAGGTATGTAGAGAGTATGTTAACACTTACTACCCCGATAGACGAGGGTATCTAGGTACATGCTACTACCTGGTATGGGCACTAACCTCTAAAGGTTGGTTCTATCTTAACACCAAGTTCCTCAATCCTGCTCATGCAGCAAAGATGGAGGCTAAGATACTTGGTAGTAAGATCAACACTACTAACTGGAGTACATTTATATGATGGAAGTATTCAGGTTAGAGATGGATCAAAACACCGATGAAGTTAAACTCATACGAGAGTATACGTATGATCAAGAGTGGATTGATAAACAGGATGAGCATAATGATTACGTTATGCTTGATATTATTAGCCCTATAAGTCATAAGGATATTGATTATGAAAGACGAAGCAGGTAATTGCAACCTCTGTGACAATGGTCTACGTGAGTGTAGCTGTTGTCGGGAGTGTGGCGAAGGATACAGCATGGAACACACTACTAGAGATAACGATGGTAAGTGTTTCAGTTGTTCATTCTGGCATCAACGTTGGTGTAGGCATAAAGCCAACCCTGATACCTCGTTTATTGTTAAGGGTACTGCATACATGGTGTGTGCAGAACCCGAAGAAGGTAAGCGGCCCATCTTCCAAGGATTTGGTGGATCTAAGTTCGATATCTACCCTCATTCTGGAGGACACATTGTATCTCACAATGTATGGTGTCAAGGAGATGTTCCTGATAGGTTCAAGGATCGTCTTCCTAATAACGCTGCTTTTATCAAACCTGACTAGCGATTAGGACACGCTACTAGTCACTTCAACAGAGGTGGCTAGTGGGGTAATCCTGCCCGAATAACTTAGAGGTTATTATGAAAGTTACAATAGATGTAGATAAGATCGTCGCTAAGGGTTCTGAACTTAGTGTACGTGGATTCCGTGGTGTGAAAGCTGTTGCACCATCGGTTAAAACCAAGGCTGTCTCATTCAAAGATCGAATGAAGGCTGCTGTTAATGCAGGCGTTAAGGCTGCAAAGGAGGCTTGATGGAAGTAGTAAGTAAAATAGTATTCACACTGATACTTGGTGTGTGCTATGTTGTTGGAGCTGTCATTATATATTCATTGACAGTGTATCTCATGCTCAAGTATAGGAGATCATACGTTGAGTGTAAACACGCTGCTAACATGTGGGCGTTCATCAAGGCTACAGGAGGTTAGCCAAATGGTAATTGAATCTGGAGTCATAATATTCATTGGACTCCTCTTTATATTCGTTAAGTTTCCCAGGCATTGGGTACTTATCGGATTAGGTTATGCTCTCTGGATAGATCTCGGAGCTGCACTCGCAGCATACGTTCTACACTGGGGCACATTCACAGGTACTATGGCAGCAGCAGTAGCAGGTCTCATGACCTCTGCAATGACTACTATAGGTCGCAGGTGGATGGGGTTCACGTTCTATAACCCTGACGCTGGAGAATGGCAGTATAAAAGAGGTTTAAGGAACCTATATAAGTAATACTGTCACTTGTGGGGCCTCGAAAGAGGCCCTACTTTTTTGGCTACGTAATGGTCACTAAAGTAACCACACTCGCGCTACGCGCTTCGTTCTCCTCGCTTCGCTCGTCGTAAGTGGAAAACCTCGCGCTACGCGACTTCGGTTCTCCACATTGTCTCCGACGGGGGCTAGGTATTAGGTGCATATGTTGTATATGTAATGTAACTTAACTGGAGATAGATAATGACTGATTTAAATAGCGAACTACATGATTGGGGAACACGTATCGAGGAAGAGTGGGCTACTGACCTAGATCCTGAACGTCTAGCATTTCTTAGAAATAAGATACTGTACAAGGGTCTAGAGACAGCAGCAAAATCGTTCCTCTATTACCTTGATGCACCAGCATACAGGGACACAACGTTGGCACAGTCTATAGAATATAGGCAGTTTAGTAACTACTTCATGGACGATAGGACAGACTTCGAGAAGATAGCTACTAGTATATGCAACTGGATACTACCCCCAGAGGATGAAACACAGATGCCTAAGAAACCTGAATGGTATACCGATGAAGAGTGGGAAGCAGGGCAACAAGCCGCAAGCCATGATGAAGCAGGTAATCTGATCAGGCCGAAGGTTGAGGGGTTCATAACAGGTGCGTTCTATGAAAAGCCTTGTGTTTATCCCTCAGAGTATGATGGTGACAACGCACGTAGAATAGTAAGAGCATGTATGCAGAGTGTACTTACTAAGACAACGTTTGACAACAACAAATGTCTACGAGGTCTTGCAAGAGCTAACACAGCAAGATCAGTAGGTTGGTGGACAAACCAAGGATACAGTGCAAAGCAAGCGCATGAAGCAACAGTGAAGTTCGTAGACCATCATCAGCTTCATTGGGACAAATAACCTCTAAGTAAGTAGTAAGTAAGGGTAGGGCAGTAGCGATACTGTCCCGCCTTTTTTAATAGCTACGTAATATAAGAAGTATATATAGTATGTATTAAGTAAACAAAAGAAGAGGTAAAGTAGATGAAGATAACGATTGAAATTGGTCCTAACAGAATTACCAGGTTCTTTAGTCGTGTTCGCAACAGTATGATTGGAGCAGGACACGGCTTGAAGAAAGGGTGGAAAGAGTACAAACCACCATCGAAGCCTAGTAGGGTAGCAAAAGCTGCCTGATAGGTATTACCTAAGCAAAGAGGAAAATGAAGATGAATGAGCAAATCAACAAGAGAGCAATTGAAACAGCGCAGAAGAGATTACGTGGATCATTTGGATTCAGAGCAGCAGAAAGCGTAGTTAATGGATTCAATGCGACTGAGAACCTCACGGTATACAAAGCACACGAAGGTACGAAGGACGAACTACCCCGTTTGCTTGACTTGGCTATCGAACGTACCAAGCCCCAAGTAACGGCAGAAGACTACGCCAAACGCATGGGTGGTGATGTTGGTGAGGCAAAGGCAATCCTTGATGAACAGGTAGAGGAACACAAGACGTTAGTTAGTGAACGTCCCAAGCTTCTCAAACGTCTGGAAACACAGTTCAAGGATGCTCCCTCAAAGTATACAGAGTTGTCACAGTACGCTAATGACAACTACCAGAGGGTACTAAAAGCCTTGGCTCACGATGCACGTAGACAGTACATTCGTACAGGTCGGGAAGACTGGGCGAAGGCAGTAGAAGCAGCAGTAAATCCGCTGTTAATGGCAGTTGTAAAACTGGCTGCATAGCAGTAAGATAAGCAGTAACAAGGGATGGAGGTCACTAGGTCTCCATCCCTACCAGCTCCAAACCAGGGACAATGAAGTGTACAAGTGGCTACTAAAAAAGGTTAATACTCTTAGGTCTACACGACTCATAAGGGACACACCAGGGGAGGGTATAAACCCTATGGATCTCCACACCATCGCTCAACTCGTAGTAGTCTATAATATACAAGATGGTAGTAATGAAGAACGACTAGTATGTAGTGCAAGAAGTAAAACAATATTCACTGATAATGTAAATGACTTAACTAAAACCCTTCTAAATACTGCATCACAAATGCTAGTTGATAATCATAATTTAGCATATGTCTACACCTCGATCTTAAGTAACATGTTACATGTACCTACCGAACTACGAGAAAAGCCCAATTGAGAGTTCGTGACAACAATCGTAATGTAACCATAAAAGGCTACCGTTTTGACCCCTGACTCAAAAAAAGTGAGACAAACGAGTCTTTTGAGTCATTTGTCTCAGCAAAGTAAGACAGAATTTGTTATACTAAACAAGTACTTAAACCCATTGTCTTAAAAAACTTACTTTTAACCCTACTCCCTATAGAATCATACTATTTTGTTACATATAGCCACTATCATAGATAAATATCTTAGTTCAAATATAATAAGTGAGTCTTTTAAGACAAAAGGCTTAAGCTCTTGATTTCATGGGGGTATTCTGTCTCAGTAAGGTGAGACAAACGACTCAGTTGTCTCGAAACTCTTAACGTAGGAGATAAGTGTGCTGAAAAAGAGTCATAAAGAAGGTCAGAAATATCTCCGAAGAGATTGGAAGATAGATAAGAAACATAAGAACAATCCAAACAAAGGTTATATACCTAGTCATAAACGTGAGGGATTCGATGAGTCCAAGGTAATCAAACTATGAATAGTAAAATAACAGTCATAAATGATTTAGTAAAACGATTAAGACAACTTGCAGGACCACACTCTACAGAACATGAAGCCGCAGAAAAAATTAATGAACTAGTAGCAGTTATTACCGGAATGACACACTGGCTTGAAGCAAACCAACCTAACGTGTTCAGCCGTGGAATTTGGGATGCAATTAATGACGCTAAAACAGCACTAAAGGAATAACTATGAATAACCATATAACAGAAATAATGCCTACTGATATGCCTCAATGGATGTGGGATGCAATTGACGAAGGTTTATTAGCTCGTCGATGTATGGAACGAGTTGAAAAACTAGAAGAAGAATCAATAAAACTTAGTACCTATAGATTTGCTATAATATTTGCCTATATACTAGGTATAATTACTGGAGTGGTAATATGGGTTTAAACAAAGATCAACATACATTCATAGCCTATACACGAAAACATTTTGAACGTCTTGGTGATAAATATGGTATAGAAGCACCCTGGAGAGAGGTTAAGATATTTCACTATGGAGCCTACCCTAATTGTGCAGTATATGTAGAAGGTGACAAAGAACAACCCACAATTATACCTATCTTCCACCTATTTAAAGCACCATATAACATCAAAGATAATGATATAACTCCCTCATTACTTAAAGCGTTCTTCGCTGAGGATCAACCAATAGAGGTAAAGAAAATGGCTGTAAAGAGTATAGGTCAATTGGCCTTTGAAGTATTCCACGATAGCTTAGGTGTACCATGTGATTGGGAAACATTACCCACACCTAACCAAATAGCTTGGAATGAAACAGCAACAGTTGTACGTTATGCACATCATTTAATTGACCGTCCTATAACTGTTGAAACTGTAATCAAGATACCATGTGAACATGATTACCAAAGGATATCAAGTGATCCTATGGATGGTAGTGTACGTTGTACAAAATGTCACGATGAAATGCTTGGTGGCAGAGTAGTTGAAGAAACAGTAGATGGTGGAGGTATCAAAGTAACTGGTGCAGGAACAGGGTAATGATACAAATTAGTAAATATGCCTTCTGGCGTTATTTTAATATGTATAAAAAACTTAAAGAAATAGGCTATATAACTCATCCAAGTTGGGGCTGTAGTAAAGAGTTCTCGGATGGATGGAAAGCTTGTCGTGAACAAATAGACGAGATATTAAACTAACCAAGCCTTTAAACTATGTGGAGGATTAAGCCGATGATTTATTAATTTAATATTATAAACTTAATTAACTATATGAGATAGGGGCTTAACAAGCCTACAAAGACAATCAAAGAAACAGGAGGGGGTAGTACTGCCCCCTCCGCCTCCGAGGATATAAGTATGGGCGACATGGGTGAACTGTTCAATGCATGGGGTAAACTTAAAAAGGAAAAGAAAGCTAACAATCGAGCTAGTTCACCTAATATACTTAAAGAGAATGGTATATCGTTCACCTCACATAACTTAGGGGCGCACCTCATAGTCAAACATAACAACTTTGTTGTAGACTTCTGGCCTGGTACTGGTAAGTATAATGTACGTGGAAGTCCTAAATATAAACGAGGGGTATATAACTTACTAAGGGATATAAAATGAGCTATACCAACCTTTCAACCACTATAAGAACATCACAAAAAAGACGACAATGCGTATGGTGTGGTGAGTCTATACAAAAAGGATCTAAATATACCACCCATGTTTATATGTATGATAGTGATTTTATGTATGACTCTATGCATAATGAATGTAACAAAGCATCTATTAAAGTTGGTGAAATAGAAGGAGAGTTCTCCTTTAACCTGGGTGACTATTCTAGAGGATCAACTAAACCAAGATGGGAAGAATAAGTATGGAACTAGCAACTAAACTCATGGCTATTACACAACTAGTATGCCTATGGGTCATATATAAAACTGCAATGCAGATAAAGGATGCAAAAGATGAATACAAAGACATTTATAAAGATATGGGTTAGTATCATACTTTTTATGGTACTATGGGGTATCTCTATACTCATTCGTTATCCTTTAGATATGGTAATTGACCACCTTAATCCAGTGGCTATGGTAGCAGGATTATTCATGGGCATTGTTGTTAGCGCACTGTTCGCACTAATAAAAATTGGGACAGATGTGCTAGTGAGGGTTAAAGCTATGCACAACGAGATACAATGTCGAGAGTTTTGGGTAAAAGGATTCAATCAATATATAAAGGATACCACTAATGAGCGATAGTGACCGCATTGCTAAATTAGAGAAGGAACTAATACAAACTCGAAGAGGATTGCAACAAGTATGTAAGCATCATATTGTTCCCGATGCTGACAATGTTAAAGGTAATAAATGCTATGGTGTTTGTAGATATTGTGGTTATATAAATTACCTTGTTTCTTATAACGTGTACGACAAAAAGGAGTAACCAATGAACTACATGTACTATCAATCTAACGAGGATAACCTTTGGTACTGGAGGTTAGTAGCTAGAAACGGAGAGACTATAGCTAGTGGTCAAGGCTATAGATCAAAACAAGGTGTACTTAAAGGCATCAAAGCTGTTAAGCGTGGTGTGTTTGCTAAAGTTATACCTGTTTAGTGTTAAATCTAATACCTAAAGAAATAAAAGGGGAAGCATATTATTATAGATATGAAGATCATTCTTCTAGCTATAATTTAAGAACATCGTTATATAGATTTAGAGTAGTTAAAACTACACTACGTGGAGTATGGATAAAACTCTCTTATGGTGAGAAAGATAGGTTTATACTTAATAACGCTCGTAAACGTTATGCATATCCCACTAAAGAATTAGCCTGGGAGTCATTCAAAATACGTAAAGCCTGGCGCGTTATGCATCTTGAATCACAATTAAATTATGCAAGACAAATTGGATCAGCAGTAGTAAACATAAAGGAGCCACCAAATGACCACAAAGATTACGGACTATACATTAGACTTAGAGACGATGGGGACGACATCTACTAGTGTTATAGCCTCCATAGGTGCAGTAGCGTTCGATAGAAACTGGGAATCATTTGATAAAGACTCATGTGCAGCGTTCTATGTAAATGTAGATATACAAGACTGTTTAAATCGTGGTCTTACTGTTGATGGTAACACACTTCAATGGTGGATGTGCCAATCTGAAGAAGCACGTTTAGCACTATTTACACCTAAACCTGTAACGTTACATACTGGGTTAGATAAACTTGCTAAATGGGTTAAAGACATAGGTGGACGTAATATACCTTGTTGGACACATGCTACCTTCGACGCACCTATCTTAGGATATGCAGCAACTAAATGTGGTAAGAACCTACATAATATAACATCATTCAAATGCCAAAGAGATATACGTACATTAAATGAATTAAAAAGATTCTATAAAGTTGAAAGAAAAGGAGTACATCATAACGCTCTAGGTGATGCGCTCTTTCAGGCTGAATACATCTGGGGCTTACTAAACAACAAAGGAAACTAAGTCAATGAAGCTGTTTGAAATTGCAATTGTCCAGAAAGCTGAGGATGGTGAACATATCCTCAAACTTGATCACACTCAATTCCTGGCAAAAAGTGAGGTTGAGGCACGTACTGAGGCAGCACGTTTGATTCCTACTGGTATCTCATCAAATGATGTTAAGATTTATGTCCGACCTTTTGTCTAGGGGTTGCTGATTGGGGTAGTATATTAGCAGCCCATATGAGAAATTTTGAAGGTTCTTCATGGACTGATCAATTAGACGCATGTTCCTATGCTGTAACCATCGAACAAGTTAGAAAAGAAATGCATGAAAAAGGTGGTATGCTATACAATAATGAAAACGAGTGGAGTAATTCAGATAAAAAGATCTTAAAATCAAGGCAAATTAAAAGTACTTTAACAGGTAGGTTCCATACCAAAGCAGGACAATTCTGGACAAAAGATGATGAAAAATGTCTAAAAGTAATGTTTCAAAATGGTAAGTCACGACATAACATTGCTAAACGTCTACAACGTACCCTTGGTGCAATTGAAGCAAGACTAATGAAACTTGAACTTATAGACAATCCACATAAACAAAAAAGGTATTAAAGAAGGAAGTCGCTTTGCCAAGTTACAGACTGACTGAGATAACAAGCTAACTTGGGAGTAAAGTACTGCTCAAAAAAGACTTAGGAAAGCTTGGAAGTAAGCTATTCAACTTAGACATTCAAAGAACAGTTGACAATTGAGCCTGCCCTTTATGGCAAACAGATTAGGTCTGTTGGCTCACAAGTAGAGTCGAGAAGTCAACCGGCGTATGGAGTCCGTTCTACTGCTCCTTAAGTAGTTATGGTGTTCTGCTTAACCTTTTTACGACACGATTCTAATAAAGTGGATAGTAACTTTAAAGGCAACTAAAAACACCTAAATCAATAGGCGTAGCAGTTATGGGACTCCTGCAAGTACAAGTGAATGTGTCAGGCCGGTAAGAACGGTGAGGCTTCTGGAGTGGAGTATCTCCACACAAACAGATGTAACTCTCAAAATTATTTAGATAGTGTAGCGAACTATTCGCCTTTTAATTGAGTAGGTGGACCTCCTGAAAAGTCCCCCTCCCTACCCACCTGCTCTATCATGATAATGGGGAGGGGGGCACTTAAAGGAAATGGAAATGGAAATTGATACTACTCTTAAACCTATAGCTATGATAGATGGAGCCAATCCTACAGAAGTTATGTACTTTGGCACTGTCATGGAAGCTCAAGACTTCGTTGAAAAAGCTTCTAGTGATAGCGACACCATAACCAGAGCACATATCTATAGTTTATACTCTGTAGGTGAACCTGTACGATCCTTTGGATGGAAATTACAGACTGATACAGCTACTAATTTACGAGAAACAGGTAAAGTTAAACCTGCTCGTAAAGGTGGATGGACAGTAAGAGAAGAAGATTTACTAAGAGCAGCCGTTAAAGATGGACTTGGTAATTCTGCTATTGCTAAACAACTTCATAGAAGTGTGGGTTCTGTATACCAAAAATCTGTTAAACTTGGTATTAAAGGTGGTGAAAAAAAACCTAGAACAGCTAGACAACAAATTGAAGACTTAAAGAACAAACCTAAAAATATATGGTGAGGCATACAAGTATGGAAAATGAAGTTGGTTTTGAATCTACTTTAGTTGGTAAAGTAATAACCAATATAATAGGTAAAGAAGGTGATCATGAAATGACCTTCACAACAAATCGAGGGGATAGATATCAACTATATCACATAGTCAATTGTTGTAATAGTGTTGTCCTAGAAGATATATGTGGTGATCTAGATGATCTACTAAATTCTCCTATTGTAGAAGCACAAGAAGTAACTAACCAAGATGATGACCCAATGGAAGAACCAGAATCATATGATTCACATACCTGGACCTTCTATAAATTAGCCACTATAAAGGGTTGGGTAACTCTAAGATGGTTAGGAACCTCTAATGGTTACTACTCAGAAAATGTTGGCTTCCAAAAATTACCAACTGGCTGAGGAATCCTAGACACAGGAATCTTAGACTCAGACTTAGTAGAAGCCTCAGTTTTCATGCAAGGGCATTCCCCAACAAACGCTTTAGGACGTTCTAAAGGAACCCTTCGATTACACATTATGCAAAATACGGTTTTCATAGGTGTAGTATACTACTATATATCGCCACCCGCAACAGAAACTAACTAAGGTATCTAAAATGCAATATTGTGTTATTTCTATAAATGCCAAAATGCAAGTGATTGCTTTTGGCCCCTTCGGTAAGCTAGTCACTGCTAAAACCTTCAAACGAAAACTAGCTGTTAAATTCCCTCATCCAACTCATATAGTACTCAACTTTCAAGACCCTTCTGAAATACGTAAGATTAGACTTGATGAAGAAGAATGTAAACACTTAGGAGCAATACTTACAAGGGATAGAGTTTCAGGACAAAATAAACCTTATTGTAATACTTGTGAAAGATTCGTTGAAAAATAATGGACATAAAATATATGGTTTATATCGTAATGATGTAGGACTATGGTTTGCTGGATTTGATAAAACAACTCTAGATCCATTATTTAGTAGTTCTAAAATAGTTACCTTTAACTCTTTAATAAAAGCAGAAGCTCAATCTTATTTATTATGGCTGAAAGAGAAGCATACAAAATTATGATTAAACTATTCGAAAACGATGATATAAGTTTTTGGAAAGTTAAACACATAGCAAATGCCCTAAAAAAAGAGGGCTTCCCCGCTACAGCAAAGTTCATTAGTGAAGTAGCAACCCTTATGGAGGATAAATATGTCTGATGATGATTTTAAAGTAGCTAAAGATTATAAAATACTGGTGTTAACACATACTTTCCCTGGATACTATGGTAGAGCTGATACAATCAGAGAAGCTAAAAAGAATTGTCTAAGTGAAGTAGGTGATAAATCTAAGTATAAAGATCTTTGTATTGCCTTCCTTGCTCACAAAGACGTTGAAGTAACAGGTATGGGAGCTTGGCGTAGACCAGCTAATATACCCGATCCAGTTAGACTAGGTAAAGTATAATGAATGAAGCAAACGAACATCGTAAATTCAAAGAACTATTTAATACTAATATAACTTTCAGAGATAACCTATTATCAGGTATCACTAAAAGTTATAGAATAGATATAATAGCTTTAGATGAATGGTTAATACATACACATGGTTATTGTATAGAAGAACATGGCTCTACTAAAGATTTTATTACTGATTACTTCAGTAAGGAAGCGGCAGAATTTGTCAAACAAAGACTATGAGACATATACTCATTGTAAAAAAGAATGAAACAACTGATAAATGGATGTGGAAATTCATACGTCTATCTAAACCAAACTTAGTTCTATGCCAAAGTCTTGTAAAATATCATACAGCAGAAAACGCACACGGACACTTCTTTGAAATCGCACAAGAAATCAGTGACTTCATTAACCAAAAAGAAAGGTAGGGCCATACGTGGTCATAAAGCTTCTCTTATTATAATAAATGATCCTTATATGCCTATAAAGAAAGCCACTCAAAGTCAACAAGCACAAAAAACAGCCCTTAAACTATTTGCTCAAGGTTATAGACCACTTAAAAATACTGCTTTCCCTCGAATTGGTATGTTTAACTATGGTAAAATACGTAAGAGATTTTCTATTATTACCCCTCTTGTACTTAATCAATGTGCTGGAGTACATGCTTACACTATAGATCGTAAAGATGTACCAAATGATGTGTATTATTCATTAATTAGATTAAGTAATAATGCCACTATTAAAACTTATAAAATATTATGTGATCAAATAAATGAAATATCGTAGAGGGCAAGTACGCAAAGAAAATAGAGGTTATGCAGTTAAAATATACACCTGTATACTAACTCAAGATAATGAAAAAGTAGCTAAACTATATGCTGATACTCCAGAAAAATGTAGTAAATTAGCTCATGGAATAATGGCATATCTAAAACTATTAGAAAAACAGGAAAAAAGACGTGAATCATCAAGTATATAGATATCTTATATTTCCAAGTGGTCAAAAATGGACTTGGGAATTATATGCCCCCAATGGTATCGTAGTATGTCGCTCATGTAGAACATTTAAATTCGCTTGTGAAGCTAAAAAGAGTGTTCGAAACATGATTGAAATGATACGAACTAAAGCGGTACAAATAATTGAAGAATCAAAGCCGAAAACAACATGTGATTCAAACGGCTATAAGACTGTATAAATTAGGTTGGAGAGCAAATGATAAACCTAATGAACTAATCTTAAAAAGATCAAATTTTACAGATGAACAATCTATACATTATAAAAGTTATACTGAAATAAAGTTTGCTACTAAAAAACTATACAAACTCATGGTAAACTATGAAAGAACATCCAATAAAACTAGCAGCTAGATTATATAAAGAGGGGTATAGAATAGGTGATGTTGGGTTTGTAGTACATGAAACCCATGCTAAAAAGTTTATTCTTGTTAAACCTTCTGGAACTACAACTACAATAAACTATCAAACCTATGCTCTTCTACGAACCATGACAAATAATGATGGAAAATCCAATAAAACTAGCTGCTAGATTATATAAAGAAAGTTGTTATGTAAAAACTATTCATTTAGACGATCCACCACATAAAATTAGTCATGTAGCTATGAATGTAAGTGATAGAGATGGTTATAAATTCATATCTAAAGAAGTTTTTGACTTAGTATTAAGGATGCAAACAAATGAGAAAGAAGATACTGGAAGATGAAATAGGTTTATATATAAATCTTTACGGAGCTTTCACTATACGTCCTATGATAAAATCTAATCTATTTGAGAATGAAAAAGTAGTAATAAAAATAGATGAAAAAACTGATCCATTTATCTACGTGTACAAACTAAAAGGAAATATAAAGGAATGGTGGGTACACTGTGGCTTCAATAATACCGCTGATAAGGCTATTCAATATGAATTAGTTAAAACTCTGTATATAAAACAGTTCTTGCAACTAAGAACTTAATATGATATTCTAGTTGTCTCGTTATATCCAACTCTTTAAGGACGCAACCGATGGAGTTAACTTTCCTAGAGGCTAAAGAACCTCTAACAAAGTATATATCAAGCACCGATGTTAAACCATACCCACATGCCAAATTCCTGACTTCATATGAAGAAAGCGTAACTACACCCTTTCAGTTATTCGATGCTATAAAAGATCATGCCAGTCTTGATCATGCTCTACTAAAAGGTTCCCTCGTTCGAAATATTCGTAACGAAAGCCGAGCAGGGTTAACAAATACTCAAGAAGCTACTAAATGGCTATGCCTTGATATAGATGGACTAGAGGGGTTTTCTGTAAAACAGTTAGTCCACCAATTAGGTTTTGAAGACATATCACATACTATACAATACTCTGCTACTAGTGGTTTATTCAAAAATACCTCCTTAAAAGTACATCTATTCTTCTTACTCGAAGACGAGATATCCCCTGACTTCATGCATGACTGGTTAACCTGGCTAAATTTCCAATTCTTTAAATCTCATATTAAACTTAATCCTGCCGGTACTACTCTACATTATCCTGTTGATCCTACATTATGTCAAAATTCTAGGCTCATATTCATTGCTCCACCTAATTTTGAAAACGATAATCTTGATCCATATTCAGGATCACGCATATCATTACAAAAGTGTGAAGAGGATTATTTAGCTATACCAGATGTAACTATATTACCTACTCGTACTAAACTACAAAATGAAGCTAAAACTTTAATTAAAAAACTACGTAAAGCAGAGGGTTTACCAGAAACAAAAACCCCTAAATTCGTAACATCATCATTAGGACTAGAAATTTGCTCTAATCCAGAATCAGCCCGCGTAACAGGTGTTAAAGAAAATGGAGGGTTTGTATATCTTAATATAAACGGGGGCGATAGTTGGGGCTACTATCATAAGGACAATAATTATAAATATATATATAACTTCAAAGGAGAGCCTGTATATCCTACAGAGAAATTCCTACCTGATTACTGGCGTACTGAGGCTATACCTAAACAATCAGTTAAAACTCCTGCACCAGATGGTTTATATTACTTTGGCTTTCAAGATGAAGCTACTAGTAAACTATGGTATGGTAGTTGGAACCCCACTTCATTAGCTATGAAGTTAACTAACGCAGGTGCTAATGAAACCTCAGTACGAAGATTCCTTAAACATAATAATAAAGAGATTGATATGTTACCAGTATGGAATCTTGTCTATGATCCTACACCTTCTGCAACCATAGGTATAGATACTAAAATCGGATATGTAAATTCTTACCAACCTGCTTCTATACCTGCAATGAGAAGTACACATAAAAAGAGAGGACTACCTAAATCAATAACTATATTCTTAGATCATGTTGTTAACTATGATAAAGAAGTTGCAAACCACTTTTTAAATTGGGTTGCATACGTTGTTCAGTTTCGAACAAGAGCTAATACTTCTTGGTTAATGTTTGGAACACAAGGAACCGGGAAAGGTGTTCTGTTCTCTAACATTTTGCGTCCCTTAGTTGGGGAGCAGAACGCTTCTCTCGTCACTATACAAAACGTAGCAGAGAAATTTACAGATACAACAGATGATAAAATTCTTGTTATGGTAGACGAAGTAAGTCGTAACGAGTTTAACCATAACAAAGGGCTAATGAATCGTATCAAAGCAATGGTAACAGATGATAAAACTATATCACGTAAGTTTTCATGCCCACCTATACCAGTGAATAATCACTGTAATTTTATATTTACTTCTAATGAAATTATACCAATGGATATACCAGTCAATGATAGAAGGTTCAATGTAGCACCACCACAAAGAGAACCAATAAAAAATATAATGACTGTGAAAGAACTTGATCAATTAGTTAATAAACAAATACCAATTGATCTACCTGAAATATATACATACTTCCTTAAATATAAGGTAGATGAATACCAGGCTAGAACATGTATAGAAAATCCAACCAAAGCTGCATTATCATCGGCTTCTGTAACTGCCACAGCAGACTTCTTTGATAGATTCCGTAGAGGCGATACCACAATGGTATTAGATGAATACGAAACATTTAAAGATAAAGATAACTGGGCTTCTATTATGAGTCGTAGTTTACAAATGAATAAACAAACTATTGAAGAGTTTAATGAGTTGGTAAAGAAATACTTTATACCTGCTCATAAGGAGCGTGATAAATCAGGGAAGATTATACACTTTGTCTTAGATAGAGACGAAGTAGCATTACTAACGAAGTGTATGTTAGGTGTTAATGAGAATAAAAGCCCACATCATTTTAAAGCCTGGACTGCACAATACAACATAGCATATGATCAATTTAGGTGTCAAATAAATAATGGACGTAAAAGAGGAATTAAATTCGGGGGCTAAGATAACTAGCCTATCAATGTCAGTAGAAAATTGGGGGGAAAAAGAAGGACAGTATAACGGTACTATTAAATTCAAAGTTGGCGAAGATACATTAGAAATGAAAGTCAATCATGAATTTTGTAAAATACTTCTAACTAATTCTTACAAACTTCTCAAAGGCATAATTCAAACTAGTGGTATACAAATAATCAAGGATATACTTGATACTAAGTCTCCTATATCAAAATCTAAGAAGGAATTAGAAAATGAAGGATCATCCAATAAAGATAGCAACAAAACTTCATAACAATGGATATAAAGTAAAGAATATGGCAGCCGTACTTACTTTTGAAAGGGAAGGTATGGAAGTAGATATAATTGCTCCTGAATCAGATGCACAAGTAGTCAGATTACTAAATAATATTGATAAGAATGGCAAAACATAGTATACAATTAGCCCTTAAATATGCAAAGAATTGGAGACATACAGGGTATGCAATAGTAGTATGTGAAGACCCAGTTAAACATTGCTATAAATATAGAAACGGAAAAAGAAGTGTTTTCGTATCAGAAAAAATACATAAATTAACCCAGAGATTAAAGAATGAATCCCTTACAAGAAGCACTACAACTACATAAAAAAGGATATAGAACATTTATACGGGGTACTGTATGGTGGCTAGTTAAAAAAGATAATAAAACTAAATATGTTAGTTTACCTGTTTATAGATTAATGAAGAACTTACAAACTGGAATCTATGAAACCCAAAGAGATAGTAAGACTATATAAAATACTATGTGTACAATGTAGATACAATTGGGTATATAATAATAAAGCACCAGATTGTAATATATGTGAAAACAAAAGGTTTTATGAAGAAGAATTATTTAGTTTACATACATTAAATATAAAAATATATGAAGATTTTGAAACTGATACATTTCATTTAAATATCTTACATAGACGATACTTCAATAAAAAACATGCTAAATCTAGAGCATTATTAATATTCACTAGTAAACTACCTGCTAAGAAGGAACTATTCGATACATTCATACACAGATCTGATTTCATATTTGGTAGGTTCTTTACAGCCGAACGTTTCATAGGAACATCAATAGCAAAATATGACTTATTCAGTACTTGGCTCTATATCTTTACCCTCTAAAATAACATTTTTTTGTCCTATGTGCGTAAACGATAAAGGTGTAATCAATAAGACCTTTGGTGAATACGAAGTAGTAACATGTACTGAGTGTGAGAATAAAAGAATAATAGCCCCTCACCATCCTATAAGAACGCTTACAGAAAACTATTGTGTACCTGATATTAAACTATGGAATTTCCATGAGGATAACAGAATTAAACCTGGTACATACTATACATTACTACTTAGCAATGCAGAAGTGCAAGGAGGAATTAGCCCAGAATTTATAGAAATGAATGAACTAGTTAACACAGCCCGATTTTTAAAAGATCGGTTCTTTTTCGGTACTAAGTTAACTCAAGAACTATATCAAAGTGCCGAACTCTTTATTACTGAAATTGCATGGATACCTAGAAATGAGTAGACAAAACGTCGTAGAGATTACACCATTAAAGTTAGCCTCTCAGCTAGAGTATGCCCATAAGATTAATATCCCCGTAATGATGCATGGTAGTCCATCTACATCTAAATCGAAATCAATTGAGCAGATGTGTAAAAGACTTGGATTGGAACTACTTGATATCAGATTATCACAAAGGGAGTTTGTAGATCTCAGAGGTATACCTACAGTAGTAGATAAATTCACCGAGTTTAACCCTCCTGCTGAACTACCTAAACAAGGATGCCCACCTACCGTCATATTTCTTGACGAGATTAACCAAGCCGACCGAAGTACTCAAGCGGCAAGCTATCAACTGCTAAATGATCGAAAACTGGGCGAATATAACCTACCTGATAACGTATGGATATGTGCGGCTGGTAACTATCTAACAGATAGAGCTATCGTAAATCGTATGGGAAGCGCTCTTAATAATCGTGTAATGCATCTATATGTATTGATGGATGTAGATGAATGGGCAACATGGGCATTAAATAACAAGATACATACCTCTGTAATTGCTTTTATTAGGTTCTCTCCACAACACCTAGCTGAGATGCAATCGACACAAGATGGAGTACAAAGCAGGCTTAAAAACGCAGATGCTTTTGCTTCTTCACGTACATGGGAATTTGTATCTAAACTTATGTATGCAACAGATGCTAAGATTAATAGAGTATGGCCTCTTGTAGCAGGTTGTGTAGGAATATCAGCAGGAACACAGTTTAAAGCATATATAGATTACTACAAAGATTTACCTGATTTAAATGATGTGATTAAGAACCCTACTACAGCTCGTATACCAGACTCAAGACAAGCATTACTAGCAGTATCTATTGGATTGTCTGCCAGAATTACTGAAGATACATTCGGTAATATACTAGAATACATGAAACGTGCTCCTCTTGAGTATACAACTGCTATGGTTAATGATGCACTTAAAGTTAATGATGATCTACTTGATTATCCTGAAATTGCAGTTTGGATTCAAACAAATGCGGAGATACTTGGTTAATGTTAGTTAAAAATTCAGACGCTTTACGCCATGAAATTAATACTTATCTACGTAATGAATATATTAATAGTATTAAAAATGAAACTGATTCCTTACAAAATAATCAACTAAATATACATCTTAATGCTATGGATCATATAATACGATATTACTTAACAGATTGTATATATCAATTTCAAGCTCTTGCAAGTGCAATTAAAAATCACCCTGTTCTTCCACTTGTAGAAGAAGCAACTTTAGCGCTTGTTAATGATGTTAACGATGAAACAATATTTGTAGCTGTTGGTACTACACCTTCAATAGAGGACTTAAAACGTCCTACAAATGAAAATTATACTTATCCATTAAAAGAACCAGGATTTATACCTACAGATAGATTAATTTCGTATATAGGAAATAACATGGCTATTACCTATAAAAAAGATGATAGTAATCAAAGTAGGTTAATAATACGTACTAACATCGAATTAATAGACCCTGAAAAATATTCACAAAGTGAGGTATATATACTAAGTCCAATAATAGAACAATTAAAGAAAATATGGATTGAGTATAATCATTATAAAAATATACATAGTTATTTTCAAACTCTATTCAATGAACTACCATCATTAAATCAGATGTACAAAGCTTGTCCTACAATTCTTAATTATATAGGTTCTAAAACAACTGAAAAATTATTCGCTACAATTAAAGAACGTAACATGGAAAAATTAAATGAGTTAAAACCTACAGGTGAAGTATCTGTAGCCCTTGGTCGTAATAAACTACGAGGTAAA